TATCCCACACGTCTAGAATACCCACATTAATGTCCGCCGAGATCATGGCCTGAGGCTTGAAGGCAATAGCCTCCCGCTGCGTTGATCCGTCTGAGGCCCGGCCCCAGAAGTGCCGCCGCTGCCCTAAGGGGGTGACTAGTTCATTGGTAAGCATCAGTTCCTTGATCGTATCCTCTTGCCACTTCTTGACTCCAGGGAAGGCCTCAAAATAGCTATCCTGAAAATCCTCCGCAACCTTCTTCTCGATCTTCAGAGCGCGAGCCATCGTATAAGGCGTCACAAGATAATTCGTAGCGTGGCTGCCCTTCTTACTCATGAACCTATACGTATAAGTCCGATACATAATGGCGTCAGCCGTTGCCCGATCGAACACAATCGCGGGCCACACCATCTTCGCCACGTCAGTATGCAAATCGGGCCCCTCCACCGCTGCAATATAATTCTCATCCCCACTAAGATAGGCCACACCCCTGCTCTCTGCCTGGGACTTATCGATCCCGAAGGCAACGCAGCCCTCATCCGGAATGAATATGTGCCTAAGGTCCATGGGGACATTTTGAATATTGCCGCCCATACGGAAAGGGTCCTTGTTAGAGCTAAGGCGGAAAGTTTCGGTCCCCGCCACATTCAGACTGTAGCGCATCCGCCCGTCCGAGTCCACACCCCTCTCTAACATCTCCAGGATGCCCATATAGTCCCGGGTCGCCAGCACCAAAGCCGCAGGGGGCACCGCCCGAGGGGCATGCTCCATCATCCGCTCCAGGGCCTCCCGGTCCGTGGACAGCCCCTTAGTTATACCCTTTTTTCTTGTGAAAATCGGGACCATCTTCAGCTTATCATAGAAGAAGTCAGCAAGCTGGGGCGAGCTATTGGGATTAAGGGTCCGATCCCATACTGCCTGGGCCACTCGCTGCAGCGGGGCGTCCTCATTAATAATGCGCCACTTCCCCTCCCGGTCCCGAGCTAGGCCCCCCACATCATATATCTTCTGGGTATAGTTGCGAATGCCCCGTTCCCGGGCCTTCATGTCCACCCGGACTCCGTGCCGCCCCATAAGGATCGCCGGTTCCAGCAAGGCCTGCTCAAAGTTATAGATGTCCCGCGTGTAGGGGTCCGCGTCGGCCCGGGCCTGCTGCTTGCCCCAAATCTCATGGGTCATCAGGACATCAAGCCCATTATAGATATAGTGAATCTGCTGCGGGTCCCAGTCCGCCAAGACAAGAGAGGACGTGTCAATCTTGATCATCGGCGCGGCCTTATTGCTGACCCTCCGAGGCCGGAGCATCCCTGACATCAAGGGCAATCTCAAGGACAATGTTCGTCACGACCCCCGATACTTCATTAAACAGGCCCGTCTCCTGAGAGTCGCCCAGATCAAGATAGAAGGTCACATCGGCAGAAGTCTCCACCGGATTGTCCGTAATTAAGAAGACAATCATCCCACCCTCACGAGCAAACTTAATCATAGCGGCGGAAGGGGTCCGGTCAATGTAAATAACAACGTCACCCTGTGTAATAACCTGGGGCGCGCCACCATAAAGAAGTTGTATGCTGTTGCCCATTTTCAACCGGGACCCGGCCCACACCCCGGCCCGCGCGACCTCGGCCAGAAGGGGCTTGTTCCCTCCAATATCATAGAGGGCGTCGACAACATCAAAGATATGAGTATTGATTTTATCGACTATGCTCGTCATCTGATTTCTCCATAGCTTTGAGGGCCGCAGCCCTCACTGTTTCCCAAGGAATATCTACAAGGGCACAAAGATCCCGGAAGTCCTGCCCGGCAGTCCGGAACCATTCACGGGCCCGAAGCTGAAACTCCATGTGCTGCTGCTGTCGTGTGCTATCCGTGGGGTTAACTAGAGTTTGCCCGCAGGCATCGTCTAGCGCCCTGTGCAACACAGACAACCACAAAAGCGTAAACCTGTCAAGGGGTGTGTTGCCGTCCCCGGTAACTCTTAGCCGTTGGTCTCTTTCCAAGTACCTGCATCCTTAGAGGGGTGTGAATTTGTGGATGCATCATAAATTTCTCTGAGGTAGATGGCCGCCGCAGCAGCGTAAACGACCACGTCCATTAGCTCGGCCACCTGACTCTCAGGCTTAAGATTCTTGATCTCCATGAGCTTCTTGATGGCCTGGAAGATCGCGCCATTAACGCCCCCAGGCCCTAGTCCCCTCATGATCATGAACAGGGGCTGCTCAAGGAAAGGGAACCCATTGGCATGGCGCTCTTTACCCTTCCCCTGGGACGCCCGAAGGAATGCCTCATCAAGAAAGGCCCTCAGCGGAGCATACCCCGGATCATTAGGGGCCGGGGCTGTATTTGCAATAGCTGTGAGGGCTTTATCCATATCTTTGAAACTCATTTCTGTGAAACTTCCCGGACGTGGAACCATCCTCCCCATCTCCTCATGATACGGAATTCGGCGATCGCCGGCAGTTGAGAAGGTTTCATCTTCCTTACGTTCGGTCATGTCTCGGACTCCAAAGCTTTCTCAGATTTAAAGTGAGCCAGGGCTTTCCACGCCGTCTCCGAACAGTAGATGGAGCCCATATGTCCCAGGGATTTGGGCCCCTCAGGGTCCATCGAATGAGACATCAACATCGTGTCTTGACACACCCCGCCCGTGGGAATGCCGTAGGCCAGCAGATAACTCAGATCATACGCCACATTCTGTCCGAGCTTGGCGTTGGGGAGCATCAGGGCCCACTTCAACATGCGCCAAATCTCAAGCTCTTCTTCCCGGGTCCAGTAGCTCCAGCCCGGCTTCCGTGTATCCCAAAGGGGAATCACCATCGTCAGATTCTCATTCGGCCCCAGCGAGATACAGTCAATCTGCCGCCGCTTCGTCTCAATGTCCAAACAGACCAGTGGTGCCGGGAGAATGTGCTCTTGGAAAAATTCCTCCACCTCCCGGAGCGTGGGCTCGATCAGTATGATCCTGGACTGACGTCTAATCTCCGGAAACTCAGCCTCTTTTTGAGCCTTACCCAGGTCCGCCACGAATGTCGGCAGCAATTCCCACTGGCTATTTATGCCCGCCGGATGGTAAGTAGGCAACACCTTTAGTCCTGGCACCAAGGTGCTAAGAGTTGTCGATCCCCGGTGGACAGTAATTTTATCCTGCCCTGTGAGTGCCCAAAGCGCCGCCGCCCCGAGGGCAATAACAAGATGCGGCTTGGCTTCGCCAAGTTCCTCTTTCAGTCTCTGAAGCTCGGGCTCCAGCTTGGGATGAACGAAACCATTGGTCCCGAATGCGGGATAGGTCGAAGACTCCAAATCCCCAGCTTTCTTGAGCCGGTTCCACTCCATCTTCTTAATGAAAAACCGCTTGATCTCGCCCTTTGTGGGCCGATATGAGAAGACATTGGTCACCAAACATTCGTCGAGGTCCAGGCCCTGGGCCGCTAGCTGTTTGCGCAGCAGATAACCGGGGTGGCCCGCGAATGGGGTCCGTGAGATTTCCCCGGCCTCATCAGGACAATCTCCTACAATGGCCACCCGAGTCGGGGCTGGTGCCCCTTGGGGCCACTTCGCCGGGACCCTATCAATCAGCGGGACAAACGGCAGCGCCACTTACCAACCCCCGATCGGCTAAAACCCCTTCAGATCATCATCAGACGGAGGCTCCCACTCACTGGGCTCATTTCGAGGCAGCGGGTCAGTAAGTGGATTGAAATAAATCGAAGGCCCTAAAGTCCTCAAGGGGGCATTAATCTCTTCGTCCCGGTGACCGTAGCCCCCGACGAGCGGCCCATGAATCTCTAGAATTAGCCCATCGTCGATCGGCATCCGAATGCTCTTATGGTAAAAGCCCCCGGTTGTCTTGTGCTGGGTTTCCTTGAAAGCCCGCATCTGCTCCTCGACCTTCTTGTACTGCTCATAAGACACATGCAAATAAAGGACACTCATTCATATTCCCCTCAATGGACTGTATCGTCGGGGTCCCGGACTGGCTCCAGAGTTCCGTCGCCCTTAATGTTGGCCACCACCTCACCGGAATCCCCATCCGGGGGCGTAAAGGACCGAATGTTGCCCAGAGTAAACTCCCGGGTTTCCAGATACTCTTTCTCCGGCAAATTAGCATGAAGCTGTCTAAGCATCACAATCATCTGATGCTCCAAGGCCGCGATGTAGGAATAGTTCCACACCGTCAAATTTCCGGCCCGGTCCTCACCCTGATTAGCCATCTCGAATGTTGCCCGGGCGATCGCCCCAAAGGCTTCAACCAACTGCCGGGTCTGCAGATTAAACTGCTCCAGGCGTTTGTTCAATTCTTTATCATCCATGGCTGTTCTCGATGTAAAAATACTGATAGTCGTGGTCGCCGCGCCGCTCCTGAATGCACTGGCCCTTACCCTGACCCATCTGAACATAGCCCGTATCTTCGTCGGCGGCAATCACAAAATGCTTGGGCGCGGCCCGTCCATAAATAAACGTCGCTAAATTATCCAACTCAGGGTCCTTCAGCCGGTCCCGGGCCAAATCCCCCGTGTGATAGAGGAACTTCGCCCCCGGGGTCAACTTATCAATAATCTGCTCAACTCGCATAGATTTCATCCTTGAATGCGGCGCGGGCCGCTATTTATGTTTCGCGGGGTTCAATTTCAGGGGCCGGGCGCATCCGGATAAGCTCGGCGAAAATCCACCGGATAGCCACCTCCCCTGCGGGATCGAGGGCCGCGCGGCACCTACGTTCCTGTTCGTCAGCAATAATTAGAGCCCGCGAACGGGCTGCCTCGAATCCCTTGATGTAGTCCGGGGATCGTGCCATGTGGGATACTCCCAAAAAGAAGGTAGGGGACTTACAGGCGCGGGCCCTGCCCCTATCCTATTAAGCGGCGGCGCGCAGAGCCTCCGGGCTGCTCAGGTTAGACACGGTAATGTTATACTTTCCCGTGCCCTGACCGTCCTTGCCCTTGCGTTCCTCGTGGAACACCGTCCCGACCACTTCCTGGCCGACCGCACCTTCGAGGCCGTCCTTCCACAGGAAACCATCGGCATCCGTGGGCTGGCCATACACGTCACGCAGGACGCGCAACAGGCGGAACTCAGACTTCGGAGTTACGAAGAAAACCGCCTCCGTCTCCTTTACTGCCGTTTCAAAGTCACCGTCCTCATCGATCGGCTCCAGGGCCCGCAGCGTCAGTGTGACCTTCGGGGTACGCTTCTCACCCGGGAGACGCTCGCCCTTGTACGCAGTGGTCACAAACAGATAGCGCTGCTTGTCCTTCAGAAAGGTCGGCTCAACAACACTCGACGTCTCTTCGTTCAGAAAGTCCAAATCATTTGACATTATCTTATCCTACCAAGTTAAGCCCCTTAAGGCATCCCCGCAAAACTACCATCGCTTTGCGATTCTGTCAACCTTCTTGAGACGAAGCCGCTTCCTTGCCCATCCCGGCCTCCATTCGCCGGAAAATCGCACCCAAGTCCGGCTCCTCAATCTCTTTCACCACCGAGGGCATCGTAGTCTTCAGTCCCAAAAGCCGCGTGGGCCGGGTCCGAATCTGGCGCTTGCCCTCCTTGGTCATCTCCAGGCCCCAGACGTCATTGCAAATTTTCGGAATATCTCCCGCGAGCTTCGCCCCCTCGGTCGCAAAGTTGCCCCGCTGGACGCCCATGTCATCCTCGCGAAACCGGATATGATAGTTCCACACAATATTGCACTTGATACGCTTGCTTTGCAGCCCCGCGAAAACCGGATAGACCATGTTGGCCATCGTTCCATAGATCACCTGATCAAACTGGGCCGAGTCCGGGCTCTTGCCTGCAGTTTTCAGCGCCGCCCTGAGGGCAGTCTTCGTAAGCAAACTGGCCGAGTCCACAAAGAGCACCACATCTGAGCCCCACTCCGTGATCGCCCCGTAATTCTCCTCCCCGTCGTCCCACTTCTGCAAAACTTTCCGGAACCGGTCCCAGGTCTCAACCTCATCCACCGGCAAATTGATCACCGAAACATTGCCCCGGAACTCAGGTTTTAGAATGGTTGGATCGTGGAGAATGTCAGTTCCCGAATCGATATCGGCAATCCGGACCTTATAGCCCGCCGCCGCTAACGACCCTGCAAGCCCGGTCTTTCCCGATCCAGACTCGCCCATGATCGAAACTTTGATTGGCGTCGTCTGGATAATCCCATTAATACTCGGCATTGTTCACTCCGTTCACAAAATTAAAAACACCTATAAAAGGCTCGTCTGTTAGGGGTTTTCTATTGCAGCGGCGGTTCGCGCGCAAAGGATGCTCGCGAATGTCACGGCGCGATCAGGTTCAATCCCGTGGCTTTTGTAATAGTGCACCGCCATCTCCCATAGGGACGGCTCGTCACCCGATTCAGACCCGATATTGTACCGGCGCTCCAGCCTTTCCTTGATCATCTCAATTTTCTGCTTCACGGCGCGCTCCTGCTTGTTAATTGGCGGGTTGGTAAAGAGTTCCGCGTAACGGTCGAACACGTCGTCCTGGCCGAGAGCGTAAGCCTTATCGATCGCCTCTTTGAAAAGCTGAGTTATCAAAATTGCCTCAAGCGGATTTGTGCTCTTGACCTCATATTGCGCCTTCAGTTCGTCGAGCGGCGTCATCGCGAATTCGGGCTGGAAGGGTTTCATACCCAGGCACTCTCTCGGTGACGGGTCACCGGGCTTCCAGCCATGATCGCGAGCGCATCCATAGGATGCTGGGCACCCCTCAATCGGACAGAACTTCGTATGGTCATGACAGCAACGCCATGATGCACCGTTCATGAAATTGCTCCTTAGTTAGAGATTCGTTCGGCATAGGTTTCTTTAAGATACTGCTCACGAAGGTCCGGGGGTGTCATACAAGCTCCGTGATATCCACACCCACCATAATTCGAGCACACTGCAAAATTAGGTGGCGGCGCATCAGCCCGATCCCTGATCTCGGCGGCCCGCTGCTTTGCGAACACCAGCCACTCATCAATCATCCAGTCCTCAACCTCTAGGGGAATCCGAGCCCACCGACACCCGCCAACCATAGTCTGACAGATATCATAATAAACCACATTCCGAGTAAGCCCAAAAGCCTGACGCCCCGCCCACACATAACCAATAATCTGATTGCTAGGCAGCCACCGCTTAATAATGTCTTTCGTCACCACGGCCTTTGTAGTTTTCCGCTCCCCAAGAACAAGCTCCCCGGAGCTTCGCTCAAGTGCAATCTTGTCCACCCGGCCCGAGAAGTTCACACCGTCAATAAACGGCAACTCAAATCGAGCCTCATTAAAAGCCTTTCCGGACTCCGGCCCCTGGACTACATCTAAGGTCTCATCATTCTTGAACTGATCCGCGTACCAAATAAGGGCCCTTAGAATTGTATCCGGACTTCGTGAATTATCCGGCCCTCGGGGCCCGGCGTCTCGGCGATCCGGATAATCGAACCCGGACCCGGCTGCTTGAATCCATAGCTTCTCACAAGCGCTCGCCAGAGCATCTTCTGGACCCAGACCTTGCACCAATCCATCATCATAAACCTCCAGGCCATAATGTAGTAAAGTGCCAAAGTCAGTGTCTGGAGTACCGGCCCGCGAATAGGTTTTTCCAAAAGCCAGCTTCCTCATACAGGTCGATGTGTCCAGGTCAGAGACGGAAACTCTGATCATGACTTCTTGGGGGCAAAGCGGCCCTTCTCATCCCGGGGCTGCTGATCATTCAAAACCTGAGAATACTCAAGGAAAAGGTCCTCATAGTCATCCAACAGTTCTTGCATATCCCTCCCTAGAAGGTCAAGCTCCCCGGTAGTTATACGCCACTCAACCGTTGCATAAAGGGCCCAAGCCATAGTAATCACAGAAACCCAAAGCAAAAATTGATCATACATCTTCTTTCATCCTTATTCTGTGAGAAACGAAAGGTCCGAAACCTCAGTGGGCTCCGGCTCGCCCTTCTTCTTAGGCCCCCGGGCTCCTTTCTTCTTAGTCCCGGCCTCTTCAGCCTCCTGGAACCGTTCTCGGGCAAGCCGCATCGCACTGACAATAACCTCTAATTCAGCCCGGTTCTCAGGCAGCGCAAACGCCTCGGGACTCTCCTTAATTTTATCGAACAGAGCCCGGGTCCGTATCCCCCTAAGCAAAGGATCGGTCTCCTGAGGCTGCGCCCCCGCATCTTCTGTCATTTGAAAATCCCTCCGACACAGCTTCCAGCGAAGCACATCATAAAAATTATAGCAGCCCTGGTTAGAATTGTCAACAGGATTCTACCACAAGCTGGGCCAGAATCTCACGGGCCTCATTTAACATCTTCGTCCTGTTCATCAGCGCCTTTATCTCACTGGGCTCCAACTTATCCCAATTGATCCGCCCCAGGGCCTCAATATACCTATCTGCGGCAATGTCTAGAATATCAATGTGATCAATGCTAAGCATCTCAATTGACCTTCTTCATATCAATTCCCTCGAACACTGAATCCTGAGCCTCGTCTTTCACAGACTCCCAAACCTTCTTAACATCCCTTAGGACTGCATCCACCGTAGCATCCTCTTCTTCCTTGAGCATCTGGGCGAGGGCCTGAACTACGTCCATAACATACCCTCTATACTCAACGGCATCCCTGGACTCTCCGGCAATCTTTAGGATCATGCAATGAAGGCAGTCCCCCTCATACTCCACAACCTCTTTCTCCACCCGCTTCACTCCGTTGCCAGGGGCAGCTTTGCCCGTTCCTGCCGGAAAGCCGTCGAAATGAAGAACTCCAATGAGGCCCGATATCCTAGAACGGAAATCCCACACCCCTCCATTTCATCCAACATCAGCCCCGCCAACAGGCGTACCTTAGCCTCCGCTGTCTTAAGCTGGTCCAGACGCTGAATGGCTTCCTCTAGAACTTCGCTCATTTCAACTCCCCTAGCTTATTGTACAGTTCAATCATGCAAAACTCCAAGGTCCCAGGGCCCACTGTTATCGGCCCGCCCGTCAACATATAGTCCCCATTGTCTTTCCGAAACAGGGCAAACGCCCGAGCCGGGATCATCTCCAGCACCCGTTGAAATCCCGTCAACAAATCCTTAAGTTCCCTAATATCCATCTCATTCCTCACAATAACTTGCACTCGGCCCCTTAGCTTTGATACAATCTATAAGCTACCCGGGGTGCGTGCTTCGCCGGGCAAGCCCAGGAGAGTCCATGCACTGCCCTCGATGTTGCATCTTCCGCCTTTTCCAGCCCAAAGTCAAGGCGTTTTTTGTGTTCGATAACCTTATTTTCAGGAGTTCCCACATGGCGTTTGACCTTCGCGACCTCTCGGCCCACACCGTCTCCGTAGCCTTTGCCCTTAAGGGCGTCTCCGTTGCTGCACCTCAGGGCGCGACCTTCGTCTGGGCCGTCTCCGACCCGGCAGTCCTGGTCCTGACCCCCTCGGACGATGGCCTCTCGGCAACCTTTACGGGTGTGGCCAACGGTCCTGCAACTATTACGTTCACCGCTACCCGGGGCAGCGACACTGTCACCGGAACCCTAGACGTTGTAGTCGATCTGTTTCCGGATAGCGTCGTCCTGTCGGCAGTCTAATAGGTGCGGGGGCTGGCTTCGGCTGGCCCCCATCCCTACAGGTAAGCGCTCCACTGGGGCTCGGCCCAATCAGTTTCCATAGTCTCAATCCAGCCCAGCTTGAACATCTCGTCCCGGTCCTCGGGGCTGAACTTAGTGTAGTCCCCCACAAACATCTGATCGTTGACCGCATTCATGCAATAGGCCCCGGCCCCCTCATATTTCTCAATAAGCTGAAGGCCCTTAATCAAATTCCCCAACCTCATTAAGGAAAACTCCCGTACAAGATAGCTTGAAACACCGTAACACGATCTCTCTTATCCAGTAGATTAAGGGCTTTGCATAACGCCGTTGCGTTAATATGATTCTTACAGAAATTATAATTTTTAGTGACTATCAAATTGATGTTATCCTTTCTCCAGGATGTGAAGCTATTCTCAGACATATCTTGATAGTGTTCAGAGCCTTCCCATATAAATCCATTTTGATCAAAATATTTCACCAGATCACTCAAACAATTGTTGGCACTCTTTTCAAATGTTGGGCAAACAAAAACCAAATAATCTGCGTCCGTATCGAGGACCGGTGGGTTACACGTGACACGAGACCCACATGGAGTGATTACAACTCCAGGCATTACTGCAATATCTTCGATATGTTTAATCATGATCATCCCACTATGCCAAAGATTGTGTAAGCGGCTTCACCACTGGACGAAATGTAGATTGTGCGCCCGTCCTCCAGCGAAATAGAGTATGAGCCCCCACCCTCGGGAAAGTAGGAAACCCCTATAATTATGGCCCCCGTCAATTTCTGCAAGTCCTTTTCGACTCCCAATTTCCTAGCATGCTGCTGAGCCCTGAGTTTGGAGTGGAATATACTCCCGTCTGAGGTTTCCCAGGTGGTAGGATTTTCCTTAATCCCTGAAATCTTCATTCCTCATTCTCCTCGGATTCCCACATACTGCGATCATCTTCGTCCCAACAATACCCACAATCAGAACAATTGTAAATAGCCCCGACCCCATTCTCATAGCTAAATGCTGAATTAAATACAAGATTTTTTGATTTGCATTTAGGGCAATTCATTCCTCGTTCTCCTGTACTTGCTTGAAGGCGTAGCTCGGCACCCACCCATCCAATATATTGCCAGTTGGTCTAATATGCCGGAAGAGCCCCTTCCGAGTCTTATCGTTGGCCAGCATACCCATAATAGACCCGCACTTCCGAAACGGGAACATGAATTGACAGACCGGGGGCGGGATAGTTGGCAGAGCCAACCCCAGTTCCTTGTCGGACAAATGTTGCACACTGAAACCCCAAGTCTGAACTATGGTCAACAACTCCATCATATTCGAGAAAAGGATAGCATGTATGGTATCGAAGTCGGTCCAGAATTCCTCGGGGAGTTGCTGACGCAGCAGGTTCATATTATCTCGGGCTGCTAGAGCTTCCCAGATAGCGAGGGGTGTGACCCGGGAGATAAGGGAATGCACTCGACGGTACTCGGCCCCCTTGATCTTCAGCCGTAGGCCACTCTGGAAGCGCAGGACATAGCCCTCTTCCGAGGCAGGAAGCTGCTCGGCCCGCGAAGCGGCATGTTGGATGCTGGGGAACTCATGTACCTGGGCAAGGTCCCATCCCTGGGCGCTCGCCACCTTCTCCAACCAAGCCCGCGTCAATTCCACCCCGAAGCAGTCATACCCCCCAAGAAGTACAAGCTTTTCTTGGGGATAGGAGATGACTATCTTGTTGTGAGGCGCGACATACTCACAGAGATAGGTGAAGCCCGCCGTGAGCCCCATAGTCCCGGAATTCCGGAGGAGCACTCCCGCTGCCCGGGCTTGACTGCTATCGAAGGAGCCCTTGGTCGCGGTGAGCCATTCCCCCTGATGCCAGAAGATAATGATCAGAGAACCATCGTACTTCTCCGTGGCCTCGAAGGGCTCGTCCGGAATGACAAGCTCCGCCTGCTCCCCGAAATTGAAGAATTTAGGGAAGGGCGCGCCCACCACTCGCTTAAGTTGTGTATCTATAATTAGGCCGCGCGCCATAATTGTGAAGGGGTTCCAGCTTTTGCTGTATTGGCACTCGCGGGTATAGGTAAACTGCTCCAGGTCCCCGAGACGGCGCATGGAGATTAGGCCCGCATCCCGGCCCACTAGCAGTCCCTGGAGAAGGTCCTCGTATGTATAGTCATAGGCCGGGTGCCGGGTCATGGCTACTTACCTATCCAGAAGGTTCGGATATACAGAAATAGAATGTATATCCCGATGGTTATGGTGTAGACCGTCCAGAAAACTTCCCACTCTTTGGTCATCTGGAGGTCTCCTGGCGGCGGCGTAGTTCGGCAATAAGGACTTTAAAGAAATCGATGCCCTCTTCTAGGTCCTCAATATACCAAGCATACCTAAGCTCTTTCTCGCCCCATCCCAAGGTGAAATAATGGGCCGTGTTAGAGCCACTAACGGCCACCATCGGGGCTAAATTTGCTGTCCGTAAATTGGCCTTGTTAAATCCAAGCTGCTCTGTTGTGATGGTCATTCTGTGATCCTCAGATCTCGAACGGTTACATTGGGAAGGCCGTCGCCGGCCAGGATGTCTTTCAGTTGGCTGCGGAAAGTTTGGTCGTGCTTGCCGATAAGGTCGAAGTCCAGCGCGTTGCGCCAGCCCCCGTCCCGCCGCTTATCTTCCATGGGCCGGTCGATTACAATGTACTTGACGGGACCGCCCTCGGCACATGCAACACTAGCGAGCCGGTCCTTTCGCCGGAGATGGGTGGCGTCGATTACGGTGTCTAGCCCATGGCGAAGTCGGGTCCGGGCCAAATCGTGAACGGCGTCGAAAACCGCCTCATTCTGGGACTGGTCTTGGAAATTTCCAGTGAGTTCATAGCGCATTTCATCGGAAGAAATAACATAACCCCGACTATTGTCAATCAGCCATGTGCTCTTGCCAGCCCCGGAGGGGCCCACCATCAGAATAAGGGTTCCTTCCCGCACCTTGGTACGCCGGTCGGCCCAGGTCGCGGCTTGAAGACAAGTCAGACCCTCGGTCCGCCACATTTTGACCACACTGTCCCGGTCGTCCACTACAAACCAGGGCTCCCCGTAGATTTTGCGGATTTCCTCAAGCATTTCCCGCTTGATCTCATGGTCGGGCCGGTAATCTTCCGAGGGCCGCATGAACAGATCAGTGTATGGGATACCGTGCTTGGCGAGCCATTCCACAGTCACCGAGCGGTGATCCTCGGGGCGGCCCGTGGTCAAAATGATAACGTTCTTCTCGGCCAGCGAGTGCAGGAGTTTGACAACATTCGGGTAGGGCGTGTCATTGTACATGGTCTCGAAGAAACTCAACCAATCCGTGTTGCCATTCTGCACATAGTGGAGGCGATGGTCGCAGTTGGCCAGGGTCCCGTCGATATCGAATATAACAATGTTCAAACTAATGGTCATGATTTTCATTCCACACATTATTAATTAGCTTTTGCATCCCATCTTCAGCATCTTCCAACTTAATCAGGGCGCACTCGATATCGTCCCAATACGAACTTGGGTCGCCGCGCTCTCTGTATACTTTCGCCGAACTACGTAGGGAAGCAACTTCAACAATGATCAATCGCGCTGCACGTGTTAAGACATTCGCTGCATATTGCCTACCTACAAAAGTCATAGGTTGGCCTCAATCCAGTCGGCGATCTCTGCGAAACTATGTCCGTTGTCATTAATTCGGGTAAGGGTCCACTCATCATCGGCACCCAATCCGATTTTATCTCGGATAGGTGTAGGTATGATCGCAGATTGAGCTTCCCCTTTAGCTACGGCAAAATATGAACTGTCCGAACTCCTTGCAGGCTTCCACCTTGCCCCGAAAACATCACAGGCCACCCCTAAGCAACAGAAGCCCTCATCATTGCGAAGAATCTTCTGGGTTTGGGGATATATTCCCGAGCGAAGGGCCTCAATCCACTTAGCTTTGGCCTCGGGATCCATACGCTGATTAGCAATCTCTTCGATCATGGTCTAAGCTCCACTTAGTGAATGTGATAGTTGATGTTCATATGCTCCCAACAGGCCCTACATGTCAAGCACTTATTTCCCTGCTGTGAAACCGGGCAGTGAAAGACTGAGGAGTCCTGGGCCGAGCTAACCCCTACGGTGCTATAGGACAGGCCCATGGGCGGCGCTTTGAAGGTCTGACCCACCATAGGGTTGGAGATACGGACAATCAGGTTAGGCGGGAAGGGGCCTTTTTTGAGGGCCTTAGCTATGATGCCCGGTTCCTTTGTGGGCAGATAATGCACGATCTCCGGGGTCGCTAGGGCAATGGTGCGGATTTTCTCCAACATCTTAACGTCCTGAAGGTCTCCGGCATCGAACCACCGGAACCGGTTCTCCCCCTTGCTTCGCCCAAAAAGGGTTTTCAGAACCAAAATGAAGGCCGGGACGAAATCCTCATGGATCGAGCCTGCGAGCCGCCGAGCTTGAGCATTTTTAACTACGGGGAAATTGTAATTATTCCGGAGGGCATAGCATTTCTCACAGACGGACCCTTCAACTTCGTGGAGCTTACCTCCAGTCTTGCAAAGACGGGCATCGATGCTCCAAGAATACCAGGGCATTTTACTCGGGGCAGACAAGCCACCAATAATGGCCCAAGCTTCATCATAATTCATTTGATCAATCCTATTCGCGTAGCGAGGCGGCGCTCAGTATCCACACCCCTGAAAATACGTGAGCGATTTGCCGTATTGGCCCCTTAGGGTGCCGCCCCTGAGCTTCGCTCAGTTAGTCAAAGTCATAATCGTAATAACCATTCTCCTCGTAAAAGGCTCCTTCCGAATAACCAAACTCATCACGCCCCCAGTCCTGGACACTGTGGTGGAAGGCCTTGGTGCCATTAGTTGTGTTTTCGATCTCGCCCACAACTTCCATTAGGCAGGCCCGGAGCTTGGCATCATTGTAGTCTCGGGGGATGGCCACAACGTCCCGGGGGTTGATCTTAACAATGACGGTGCGGGCCCCGCCGAAGTGCTGCAGATAATCGAGAGAGCAGGCATGCAGGCCATGGCTACAGGTGCGGTCCGGGTCCTCGTCGACGGTATTCCGGGCCTGCTCGACAATGTTCCCGGGGGTATAATCTACAGTGCCCGAATGTATATCCTTATAGTCTTCCTGGACCCGCTTGTAGGCCAAGAAGTACCCGTCGGAGGTAATCGGCATCGAGCCCTTTTCCATGAAAGCCCACAGATGGTCGACCGCCCGCTTCGAGGGGTTCTCCATCAGGTTCTCAAGGAACTTAGCCATGGGGGCAATATCGAAACCCTCGGCCTGAAGGGCCAGGATACGGTCGATAGCATAACCCGACAGGACCTCTCCCCAGTAAGAGACTTCGCCGTCCTGGACCAAGATGCCCGCGTGGCCTGCGAATTGAGTGATGGCCGAGGCGACATCACATAGGCCCGGAATGTCGGAGTAGTGGCCCTGTTTAAACGCATCGACCGCTGCTTTGAAGGTGGATTGGCCCTCGTTGCTGGTGTAGGGGACGCCGTCGATAACAACAGTTAGGGAGGTGGGGGTGTAGATGTGTGGGGGAATGCCGGTCATTTAGGTTCTCCTGCGGAGTGTTGACGTTACGTAATTGAAAATGCGTTCTGAGGGAGTGTTATGAGAAATGTACGGCAGCAAAGGGAGTTTGTCAAGCAATTTCTGCCAAATCTCTTCGATTTTTCCTGCCCTGACATACTCTACATCCGTAGCCTGCCCCAGCATTTCAGCGACGCGCCGATGTTCTAGGGTCTCAAAGTCAGGGCGGTTTTGCTCCACTAACTTCATTAGCTGATTAAATTCCCGGGATATCGAAAGGCGGTCCTTCAGCCATTCAGTGTACAGGCCCTCAAGATGAAGGGTCTCAGCAATCCAAGTACAAGTGTTCTGGGCAACGGTGGCCTTTGCATAATCGAAACCCTCTTCAATTGTGGCCTTTTCATGGCGCTCCTGGAGGAAGGTCTCCCCGGTAACCCAACCCGCCGCCTTAGCTAATTTGCGCCGGGCCGAGGCCGGAAAGATATAGACTGGACCCGGAAAGTAGTAGGAATTGCTTGCTGCTTGGGTTAGAAAAATGCCATAGGAATACCATCCGGTGATGGTACCTCGACTCTCGATGAAGTAGACGCCGCCCTCAGAAAGATTTACAATCTGATTCCGTAGTTTAGTGCCGTTTTTGTAGACAGTACACGTTAAGGTTGTGGTCAGCACTTTCTGAGGCTTAGCCCGAACAATGGCCGGGAGGGAACCCAGGTCAATAACTTCAGGGGGGTTACCCAGAGCTTCGATGAAACGAGCCCGGTCATCAAGGGAGCCACCCCGCATAATGAAAACCTGCCGAAAGGACTGTTTGCCCAGAAGTTCGTGAAGGGCGCGGGTCGGGTTTTTGTGGGTCCGGTCGTCATAAACAAAGATAGTCCGCTCCCCCTCCCGAGGACTGTAGGTATAGGTGGGGCACATTGAGTAGCTTGACTTCCAGGGGGCTATCTTGCCGATGCCCGACCCGGAATAGCTCTTACTATAGGTGGCGAAATCGACTCCCGGAAATTTATTCAATTCTACTATGATACCCTCAATGCAGTTAAGGCCCTTCCATTTAACATTCTGGCCACTAAACCAAGCGTAGCCCATACTAGTGTAGAATTTATTGTAGGCTTCGATTGCCTGCCACAAAGTGGGGCACTTGGTAATTTCCGCCTCAATATTCTGGATAATCTCGGCCTGAACTTGCTTAAAGATTTGGGTAAGCTTTTCTACAGTTTCTTTATTATAGTTAAGCTCACTTCGGGACACTGAGGGCTCAACGGTCCCCACAGGTACAGTAATGTGTATAGGAAATGCGGCCAACCTCTTGACAGAACTGTCAAGGCTCTCCGCATTCACGGGATAAGCGATGCCACCCATGATAATGTGGGCTGCCCTGTCGGGCATTGGGTAATAGCGTTCACGGAAAGCCCAGTTACTTCCCTTAAGTACATATTTCGGCTGTTCAATTGTGAAACCCTGGGGCCATGCCGGTTGAGGGGTGAGGAAAGCGAAATTCCGCGCCGCCTTTTCCCGGAAGCTCTGTACGTCGGCCCCTTTCACAGGAAATTTGACCAGAGTCCCCGAGGCCCCGGCCCAAGGCCCAGTGAAGACAAGGGCGATTGAGGGGGTGCCGTCCTGCCCGATATAGGCTACGTACTTGCGTTCCTCCCCGGCCTGCCGGGTATGGACTTCGAAAGTGTCGGTATAGGCGAGCGGGGCCTTAGACCCCAGCCCGAAACCCCCGATGGATTGGTTGTCCTCGGCCTTTGTGGAGTGCCCGTAACGGTTGTAATTGGTCATCACAAAGTCATGGGACATACCCAGGCCCGCGTCCTCGACGGAGAAAAACGGCTCCAGCCGATTGGGAAGGTGGACCTTCACAGGCTCCAGGGGCCGGTCCGCCGCAGTGTTGGCATCGATGGCGTTGCAGATAGGCTCCTGCATGGCGATGCGCTGCACATCAGAGTAGATGGACGAGGTGAGGATTTTGAACATCCCCGGCCCCATCGATATGCTGAAGTCATTCTGTTGAAGGTCGGCGGAGGACGAAACCTCCCGACGGGCCGTATTGATTTGCATAGGGTGCTCCTAAGAAGGGGTGTGCCCGGCTAGCCGGGGCTAAACTAAACTAAATAGCAACTCAATAAGATTACCAAAGATCACAACAAATACCAACACTGTCAATAGCGCGCACCAAAGGCAAGGCTTTTTTTCATATTCACTGGTCATTGAAAGTCCCCTAAAAGTCGATACGTGATTTGTCAGGATTAGCATAGGCCCACCGCAATGTCCAGCGCTTTTTTCGAAACGCCGCAAGCCTTTTCAATTGGGCCTTAGCCAGGGGTGTGAGTTTGGGCTCCGGGGACCCGGGAGGCACCATGGGCGTTAGCTTCAGGTGCGCCGGAACCCTTGGGACCCTAGCCCGGGGCATTTACAATCCCAAACTTCATAAGCTCGGTATTCAGGTATGCCCAAAGCCTAGGGGCTTTCTGCGGGAGGTCCGATAGGCCCGTACCGATACCATCTGCAGGAAACACAATGGCATCCAGACCCCAATCAATATGTTTTCGTAAGGCCTTTAGGTCGTTGATAATTTGGATTAAATCATCGACAGAATCATCGCTGAAATAGGACTCGGCCCGACTGTCAGGCGCGCGCTTTGTGCAGATGCCAAAGGCGTTAGGCTCGCCCCGCATTTCCCAGGCTTGGCCCCCGAGCCCTTCGCGCTTAACATTATCCCCGAAGATATAGAGCACCGAGGGGTTGCGCATTAGGTCCGCCCGGAGAATGGTTTTCTGATAAATGATCAATTGAGTTTCCTCCGGCGCTCAGCATCGGCCATCATTTGCGGGGTGCCACCCTTTTGCCTCAGAATTTCCGCGTAGTGTGTGAAATAGACGGAAAGGGTGTGAATGGCGCTCTCCAGAGTGTTCGGGGACCCGTTCCCACAAACGACCAGGATGTTAGCCGCCGCGTCAATGACGCCCACGGTTACAATAGGGGCCGCACTCCCTTCCACCTCAGTCACAAGGGTTAGAATGCGGTCCGCGAATTCTTTAGCTGTCTTAATTCCCATCTCAAGACTCCATTAAGTTGTATTATTGAGGGGTTCCGCAACTAAGGTTAGAGAGGGCCCCAGAGCTTGGCGCGGGCCTGCATCAGCATTTCCACGGCCTCTTGGGGATTGTTGGCCACGAGGCTTTCAATGTCGGCCATGTAGAGGTCGCCCAGCTTGTCCACGAGATCGACATACGGCCCCCCGTAGTGATCTTCGCCCAGTTCCCCGAAAACCTCTTCGTAAGCCTGTTCGGTGTTGAGCCGGTTATCAAGGTCCGCAAAGAAGTCCCGATGCTCATCGGCGGGGGCCCCCAGGGCCGGGACCTTCAGGCTGGAACTATTGGGCTTGAAGACGTAGCAGCCCCCCTCGACGACCCAGTCGCCTTTTTTCTCCGTGTAGTCCCGATAGGGCATAAGGCTATAGGTGTTGGAATACCACAGGTTGGTTTTCTTGCAGCGCCAGCCGTCCTGTTCGTTAATGATAACCTCCCGGCCATCGCCGAACAGGAAGACGAGCTTGGAGCCCCGGACCGCGTTGCCCAGGTATTCTTGGAAGTCCCGGTCGAAAAGGGGCTCACCTTGGTTCTTCGCAAAGCAAGTGGTCAGGATCGCCGCGAGGTGCCAAGTGTCTGACCGGTCATCGATGAAGTCCAGATCGTTGGAGAGGACCCCGTTATGCATCATGTGCAGGTCGACCCCATGGTCGGCAAAATTCAGCACCGGGTAAGGGTGGGCGTTTTCCAGATTGACCCCACCTTGGGTGGCGAAGCGCATATGGAAATAGACCTTTTCGTCCTTCAGCCCGTCGAGGTAGCTCATGGCATGTTGGATGTGCCCCAGCCCCTTAAGGGTCCGAAGCTTCCCTTCCTTAGCCCACATGAGGCCCCACCCGTCAGGGTTATGGGAGTAGGAGTTGTATATGTCTTCCGGGGGGATTTCAATGCCGGGCTCTTTGATAACGATCAAGCACATAGTTGGTTCCTTTCGAGAGTGACGCGGTCCGGGGGTATGTGGCGCGGAGCCGGGAGGTGGCCCTTTACCTGCATCCACCGTAGCAAATGGGGGTAGGACTTCCGACCCTTGCGGGCAACCCATTTGCAAAAATCTTCGTGGCCGAGTTCCGTGATCCCCACCTGGGGCAGATAGGAGAGGATAGAGTGCACGAATTCGAGATACCTGTAAAGCCCATTTTGGGAAAGGGTACCCTTGAAAATACGAAACTCCACCGTCTCGGCATTAGTGAGATTGATAGAGGAATACCGCTCGTCATGGTCCCAGTCGAAAGTATAGAGTTTCTTTGACCGGACCTTCCGAACATTCGAGGGTTGAAGCTCGGCCATAATCGCTTCGTAGCGGCGCAGCCTATCCCTATGCTCAGACCGGCAGGCGTCGCAGTCACACGTAAGCTCGGGCCTTGAAGTCTTCCGAACAACAATATCGTCGCGGTGCCTCCAACCCCACATCAGATCATGTTCTTCCTTGAGGGGCGCGTAACTATGGCCACCTTCAAGACGACGTTGGGCGATGGATTGGATGAAAGCCCGGTTGTGCTGCGAATTGACGAATTCTACAAGTTTCCCCTGTGTTAGGTGGGAAATCGCCGCTTTGGAGACGTGTACGTGCAAGCCGCAGGTTGTGGTATCGAAGGACCGCAAGCCTTGGTCGCGCATATGCTTAAGAAGCTCTGGCCAGGGGCTGGCGGGGCCGGTGTGGTAGGCGAAGGTCGCGGGGACAGTGACAAGCTCGAAACCATTGTCCAGCGAACCATCGTACTTCAGAATACCGAACTTGTTTTCCCCCAGGAGATTGTCGAGGCCGATCTCGTTTTCGACATTGAATTCAGAAGGGCGCTCAACCTCAAGCTCAATGCCCATGAACATTGTTTCTTCGTTCCACCGCTCCCCGGGGGCCGCAATGAATTCGTTGTACATGTCGAGAACATTATAACTATAATCATGAATTGGAGAGGGCCGATTTGCGTGGAGGTCCTCATCCCAGTCATTTGAGTGAATGAAGCTCTGGGCCCGCTCTGACCACTCATAGTCCGAAGCACAGGAAGGGCAAACTCCAAGGGTCGGCATCCCGGTCCCGAATTCAACGAAACGGTCGGGTAGCCACGTACCGCACTCGACGCATTCCGCAATCTGCTCACGGTTGAGCCAATAGACAAAGCGCGTGGCGCGGGCAAAGTCGCCTTTCGAGAATTCCTTCAACTGCTCGAAAAACCAAAGATTAGTATGAGAAAACCGATTGTTCCGCAGTCCTTTAGCCCAGTTAACGAAACGCCGGAATTCACTTTCGGGCCGGAGAAGGGTGGGGCCATCCACCAACATCCACCGAGGTGACATTGTCGAAATCGAAACTCCCGGAGAGGTGTAGGACAGCAGTTCAAAAAAATCATCGTCATTGTTGGGCATGTCAGTCTCCCAGATTGTCCGAGGCAATAAGCTGTTGCCCCTCACGAAGTTGAACCCTTAGGGCATCCACAAGACCCCGGGCCTGCTCGAAGCGTTTAAACGCTGCATTTCGATCCATGGCCTGAACTTCCGATGAAGTACCGTCGACACGTTGAACTGTTATCGTAAACAATCCCCGGTTCATGTCAAGCCTCTTTTGCACGGTCGCGCAACATATCTGCCATGTCCGCTAACCTATTGTTTAAACGGCCCAAAGCGAGGGTATCTGCTATAGCAGACGCCTGCCCCTCCGTTAAGCCCCGGTCGATGGCGTCATCATAGATGGCGTCCCACTCATACTGGAATTGCTCTTTATAGATACTCATGGCCTAATCGTTCCTTGCTCGTGGATAGTCACAACGGGAGGGAGACCCCAGGGGGCAAGCCTTCTTGCCGTCGTCGCATCGCCAGCAATTGTGGTACTGGAAGATACCTTCCCGGGTCGGGTCAGGGTCGCGAGGGTCAACCTTAGGCCGGTCGGTCATGATTGCCCCCGGACTTTGGCAATTGCTGCGTCAATCTGTTCTTGATGAAGTTCCCAAGGCATATCCGACTTACCTTGGTTGAACCGGTTTACGCCTTCTAGCGCTTCCAGTATATCAAGTGCAGCGGCAATTATGTGAGCGTTGGCGATTGCCTCTTCGCGAGCGTCAGGATGAAAACTCATTTGGGCAACCAAGGGAGACCACAAATCATCCCGCATAGGTGCACCAACCACTTCGGCCCGTTTGCCTCCGGCATATTTGCGAACCTTCCAAGGTCCGGGGGTATGTTTCGGGGTCATTTGGGGGAACCGATACAGGCTTCGATAAAGCGGAACTGATCGAAGCGAGGGTTTGTGGTCCGCAGGTAGGCGGCGAAGGTTTTAGCCACCGTCTCCTTAGTGTCAATGGGAAGCGAGAGACTGTTGATGGCATTGGCAATAAGTTGGAAGTCTTTTTTGGTCATGATGCCTGTACTCCTGTTGCAAAGAAACGATGCACCATAGGTCGGGAAATGTCTTGTGCAATTAATGCATATCTGGTATGCAAAAAGAAAGGGGCCGAAGCCCCTCTAGTTGTGATATAGTCCAAGGTTCATTCGTCTATGGTCTCATCGTCCGGTTCTTCTGCCCCTGGCAGTCCGTCAATGTCCATAGCACCATGGGCCGGGCAGTGGGGCGCGCCGACTTCATCCACCCATTTCTTGGTCACGCGGACAGTGTATCCACAGAGCGGGCATTCGGCCTTGAGTAGGCGTGTGGTTTGCTTCTTGGAACCTCCCTTCGCCGTCTCAGTGTTTAAACGTGCATGAGGATAGGGCCCAAGCTTTTCGAGGATCGGGCCGATTGACTGTTTAAACGCCGGGCCCGCCACTGTCGCAGTGACCTTGCCTTCAAGCCCGATCTTGGTCACAAGTTGTTTAAACGGCTTCTTGTGGCCAACGTCAACACCGACGCAAGCATGCGCCACTTCGTGGGCTAGAGTAGCTAGGACTTCAGTGTGGTCCGACAAGACCGGCGATATGAAAAGCTCGAAGACATGACCCTCGGAGTTTGCGTCGCTCCAACACTGGCCAATGGCCTTTTTCTTGCCTTGAGCAAAGCCGCACGACACCTTTAGGGCAACGGGGACAGGCTGACCCGCCGCAAGGTAGAGTGGCCGCATTTCAAATACGGCGGCTTCAAGCCATTGCTCACGGGTCGCATACGGTTCGGGTTGATCGATCATTGATCGTCTCCTGACATTTCCCACCATCCGAAGTCTGAGCCGTCCCCCTCATGGGCTCCAAAGTACATACCGGGAGGGGCGACGTTGTTAAGCGAATCAAAGGCACGCTCAACCAATTCCGCCGCATATTCATCTTCCAAACGCTGGCCTTCGAGGTATTCTTTGATGTCGAACCGAAGGGATCGCTCGTTAAAAGGCCGCACGCGATCCAGTTCGGCAAGGAAACTACGAAGCAAATCCTCAGAACGCAAGGTTCCCCATGACACAGAGCCCAGGGAAATGTACGCACCATATTTAGTCTGATAAGCCATGATTGGTCTCCGTTGGGGCGTTTAAACGACTAGGGCCAGACTACCAGCTATGGCAGCCCAGCCCTAATGCATTTACTGCAGGTCAGCTATGCCCGCGAAGCGGGGCTGGCGTCAGCCAGTATATCCAATGGCCATGTCGGTCCAAATGTCTTCGACGATGTCGAAGGGCAGGCCTATGGTGGCACGAGTGTGAGCCCATGTACGCCCGCCCTTGAAGTAAGCACAATGGGTGTGGAGTATGTCGATAATCTCCAGGTCCTTAACGTGGGCGTGGTGGTAGGCCACATGAGCATCGGTCGACCCGCGATAGCAACATGGCATTTCAAACGAACCGCAATCGATGCATGCGGAGGCGGGGCGATACCCGAAGTCGGAGGCATAGTAGGTCATGATTGATCCTCTCTTAGTCCCCCGAAGGGGCGGATTGTGGCGATATAAAGGTTTCTTTATATAACCGAATGGTTATATGTGTGATTTTTCACAGATTGGTGGAGCCGGGGGTGTTGGATTGAACGTTGTTCAAGTTAGGGCTCTCGTAGACTGGCTGGGCAGAATACCGGTACGCACCGTACTCCAAATCCAATCTATCAACCCGGGCCCGGCACCGATTGCGCTGCTCATAGCTATAAGGCTTGCCCACCTGCCGCCCAGTCCGTCTATCGACAATCACATAAGCCACCGGTCGTGCTTCGCACATAAGTGGACTCCGCCCATAAGGGGTGGGGACACTATCGCAGTCCCCGGCTCGGCCCAAGTTGTTTCGCTTGGCGCTGACCTGCCCAATGTGCCACCGTTTAAACATCCCGCACAAGTGCAAAGAATGCAAAGCAGCCATGCAATAACTGCACTGGTCAGCCCGAGCGAAGCGAGCCTACCATGGGCAATAGCAATCGTTTAAACACTTGGAGCCGCCCCATGACCTACCGGAACGCCTACCCCACGCTGTACCGCACTAAGGCAACCCTGACGACCGAGGGCCTAAGCCTCACGCACCGGGGCCACGCCCTCACCCTCACGGCCCGGGACTTCGCAGCCTGCTGCGCCTACCTCGCCTTCATCGCAGCCATCGGCGCGGCCCTAATCCTCCGGGCGTGAGCCCAGCGGCCCGAGGACCCAAGGGGGAAGGTTCTTTTAAAGAGGGGGTCCCCCAAAAGGGACTCCAGGGTGATTTTATTCTTTAGGGGGGTAGTTCGTACAAAATTTTCGCTACACGAGAGACCAATAGCACAAAAAATAAAAATTTTAGAATGGCTTAGCTAAACTAATAACAGCCCAACGGGCTTCGCCCGAGCTAAGCTCAAAGAAAGTTCCCATCATCATACAAACCCATCCGGGCCCCGGGGCCCCCCAATAATCCACCACACCAGTGCTAACGCACAGAAGAAAACATACATCAGGGCCATAGCTATTTCCCCAGACCCAACTTCCAATTGACCTGAATGGCCAAATCCCACATATCCGTCCCAGGCTCAAAGGCACTAGCATCCAACCCATATGGATAATCTAACACCGCCTTCTCCAACTGCTTCGCAGACGCCCCTTGCGGGGGAGTATCGGTCGCCGCTGACGCGGAAGAACCTGCAGCTAAAATGCCCGCTGACGCGGGCCCCGCGCTCCTCATTTGTTTCACTAAATTAAATATATCAACCATCAATCCATGCTCATCAAGATAGCCTTCAATATAATCTAGGGCCTCGAACCAGCCCGCGAACTTACCACCCGTAAACGCATCCATTTCACACCCCTGTGTCAAATTGTCGCAGGCTGGAGGACCATCATCGTCTGAATCCCCTCATCCCTAAACATCTCAGCATTCCTCGGATCATCTTCAAGCGCCAAGGACACCTCGTGGCCCAGCCCCATATCTTTCACTTTTTGAACCATCTCCCGCTTAACCTCCGGCGCTGACCTTCGATCATCATCCCTGCGGAGCAAAAGATTTTTGAATGGAACATGCCACTTATCGAGCCATGCCACGGTCGCGCGCCTCGTGAACTCGGGCCGAAAGCTCATCACCACAATAATATGGCCCTGCATAGCGAGGCCCTGAACTACAGAAATCACCGGTATATTGGGGGTCTGGGTGTCTACGTCATCCCAGGTCATACCCCACTGAAAGTCCCGAGTCAACGTCCCATCTATATCAACCAAGACAATCATTGACTCCGCTCCAATTCAATGGCCCCCTGACTCACAGCAAAAACCCCAACCGGTAACGTCAGGGCCTGCAAGAATCCGAGGTCCTGGGACCACAGCCCCCAAAAGAAGACCCCAATATCGAACGCCCCTGCCAAAATCAGCGACCAAGCCCATAGCTTCATAATCGATCCCTCCTATACAAAAGATGCCACAATCTAACATTCAGGGGCCCCGATGTCAAGCAGGATGTAAGGGGTGTGGGAGCGGCGGGGCCGCAGGGTCATAAGTTGTGCCCCTGTTGTCACAGCATGTGTCACTGCTTATCTCCTTGAAAATAATAACAAAAGAGGCAATAGGGTCACATGCCATAACTATCTTACTTTATACTAGAGAAAAAATAAATAGAAGAAGGGAGCACGCATCACTTGACAACCCTTATGACCTGTGTTAGCTTCCAGGGGTCTTAACCAAGGAGCGCGCTTTCCATGTTAACTTTCTTCCGGTCCTTCGACGACGAGCCCTGCCTAATCAACCTTTCCCAAGTCCGATACATCACGCGCTCCGGGAATCCTGAGTACCTTCAGCTTTGGTTTTCGAAAAACGATAGCCATAGTGTACGTGCTTACATTAATGATGATAACATTGTGGCGGTCCTTTAATGACCATTCGGGAAACAACTCTTAAGGCCATCTACGCCCAGATTGAAACCATGCGGCCTTGGATGGGGCCCTGCAATACCCACTTCATTACAATCCCCTCTGACGAGGTGCCCGGCCAATGGGACCATCGCCCCATCAAGAGCGGGACCTTTCGAGAATGGTATCGCCGCCACTTCCAGTCCCAAACTGCGATCATCCTTCAGCCTGAGGCTATGTCCTTTGCTGTCAAGGCGCTGGAGGACCGGGCCGAGAAGAATGGGGAGAAGGAGGCGGCGGTCCGAATTCTGCGTCGAAACAACGTGGCCTACCTGGACCTGAACAACGCCGAGCGTGAGGTGGTGGAGATCGACGCTGAGGGCTGGCGCATCATTAAGTGTCCGTTCGATGTCCGGTTTATCCGCAACCCGAACGCCGCCCCGCTGCCCCGCCCCATCCCCCCGGGGGGTAATTATAACATAACAGACTTGAAGCGGTTTGTCAATATATCTAGTAATGAAGATTTCTATCTCATAATCGCCTGGGTTATGGGGTGTTTCATGGGATATGAAGTCCCGATTTTGGTAATGAACGGGCAGCAGAACTCCGGCAAGTCCACCAACACAAACGTGATCCGGGGGCTGCTTGATCCCATGAGAGGCCTGGACCTTTTGACGAAGCCCTCGAACGACCGGGACATGGTGTCTGATATTGCCACCCGTTTCGTCCTAGCTTATGATAACCTTTCCAGAATTGAGGAGTGGCTTTCCAACGCCCTCTGCAACCTTTCGACGGGAGGAACTTTCGGGGGCCGCCGCCTTTACTCAGACAATGAGAGCGCCCGGTTTTCTGCGGTCCGGCCCGTCATCTTAAATGGCATTCCTGAATTTGCCAAGCTGGATGATCTGAAGCGACGGATGTTCCACATATACATTCCTCCGGTAACCTCCGGGCAACGAGACAAGCTCTCCATTTACGAAGAGTTCGCCCAAGCACACCCCTCGCTATTGGCAATAATTCTAGATGGGGTGGTCGAGGCCTTCAAGGTCCGGGCCCGGGGGTCGACTCCACTTAACGAGCCGCTGCCTCTTCGGGACCCGGTGGTGTGGGCAAACTCGGCCTGCGAGGCTCTGGGGCTGCCCAAGAATGCCATCATCCAGGCGGTCCGGGACGGGCACAGCAGCAGCCTTGAGGAGAGCTTCGACGACTCCTATGTGGCCCGGGGTGTCCATGACTTCATGAAGGACAAGAAGCAGTGGCGGGGACATTCCTCCGAACTCCTTAAGGCCTTGTGGATTTACCAGCCGAAAGAGCGGGGCCGCGAAACCTTTTGGCCCTCAGGCCCCCGGGCCATGACTACCACCCTGATGAAGATCGCCCCCGCCCTCCGAAAGATGGGTATCATCATAGACAAAGTTCGAAGCAATGGGGCGCGCCTCATCCAGATCACCTGGGCCCCCGAGATTGGGGTCGAGCTAACCTCTGAAGATGAAATTACACAGAAGGACCTTCGCCGATGACTGCTTCGCAGAAAGATTTTGAATTCCACTGCCCAATCTGCAGGGGCGACGCCGTGCCCCGGATTTCCATGGACATGAGCCACGCGGGGACCAACGAGCCCGACATCTTTACGGGGCAGAGCGTCACCTACTGGCAGTGCTGGGATTGTGAATTTGCATGGGCTCCAATTATGTGGCGTATGACTCCGGAGGAATTCAAGGCCCAAATCTACACCCCGGACTATGGGCGCTTCGACCCTGGCTTCGGGGGCTCAAGGGCTATGAACAATGCCATCGTCACCCACGACCTCCTCTGGAAAACCCGAGCCGCTGGGGTTAAGATGGACCCTAAAATTGTAGATTGGGGCGGGGGCTCTGGGCATTTTGAGATGTATATGGGGCAGATGGGTTGGGAGAACGTGACCACCTGCGACCCCTTCTACCAGGACACGGCCCCCAGCATTTCACCGCCCTATGACTTCATCACCTGTTTCGAGGTGTTCGAGCATCACCCCAATCCCCGGGACCTTGTTGCCGATATCCTAAATGTTGCGGCCCCCGGAGCCTGTCTGATGTTCACCACTGTCACTGTCCCGGGCAAGCTCCACCCAAGCTGGTGGTACATAGCCCCCCGGAGCGGACACATCACTTTCTACTCCAAACGGAGCTTGGTGGAATTATTTGCAGAACACGGTTGGTCTGTGGTACACTCAGGGGACTCGGTTCATTTCGCGTTCGAGGGCACCAACCCACCCCCGATCACGCGCGGTTTCATTCAGGTTGAGGGGCGCGGCCCCTAGGAGCGCTAGTGACAGCACCTAATCTATTTAGGGAACTCGACGGGGACCTGACCCCCATGCAAATCCGGGCCGCCGAGGCCTTTATCCTGGACCCGTCCAATAAATCGGCGGCCATGCGGGCGGCGGGCTACAAGGAAAGCTCCGTCAATCAGGCTTCCCAGTTTTTTAAGAACCCGGCGATCCAGGCCTACATTCAGCAGAAGCGGCAACAAGTTGCAAACAAGTCAGGCATTACACCTGATAGTGTCCGGGCCCGGCTCGTCGAGGCCTATGATAACGCCATGGCCAATGGGCAGTTCTCTGCAGCAATCCGGGCCGCCGAACTTATGGGCAAGGACGTCGGGATGTTTGAGACCCGCTCGGTCCAGACCATTAATGTTCAGGGGGCTGTGGAACACGGGGCCTCGGGTAATCTGGCCCGGCTCATGGGCATCGCCCAGAATGCGGGGATAGTCGAGGGCGACTTCCGTGTTGTCGAGCAGGCGCAGATCGACGGCCCCGGGGAAGTGGAGTGACATTCCAGTTAGACCCCACTTTAAATTCCCAGGACCTAGAGCGCCAACTCCTAATTGCTCTGAATGCGCAAGCGCGGAAAGATTTCGCCACATACGTTCAAATGATGCAGCCCGACTATCAAATGGGCCGCCACCATAAGCTCATTTGCCAGAAGCTACAGGATGTGGCCGAGGGCCGAATCAAGCGCCTGATGATCTTCGCCCCACCTCGGACCGGGAAATCTCAGTTAGTTTCCAGACACTTCCCAGCTTGGTTCTACGGCAACCATCCCCGCTCTCAGCTAATTCAAATCTCGCACTCGACGGGCTACGCCGAAGACATTGGCGCAGATGTTCGGGATGCCATGCAGACTTCCGAATTCCATGACATATTTCCAAAGGTCTACGTCAACCAGGATGCCAAGGCCCGGGGCCGTTTCCAGACCACCCTTGGGGGCGTCTACATTGCCCGGGGCGCAGGGGCCAAAATTGCTGGGCGCGGGGCTCATATCGCCATCATCGACGACCCGATCTCGGAGCAGGAGGCTTTCTCGAAGGCCCGCAAAGCTGAACTGCAGAGGTGGTGGCCCGCTGGTCTCCGGACCCGCCTAATGCCCAACGGGGCCATCATCATCATTAACACCCGATGGGCTGAGGACGACCTCTCAGGGTGGCTATTACATGAAGCGGCTGTAAATCCTGGGGCGGATCAGTGGGAGGTCCTTGAACTTCCGGCCATCCTGGAAGAGGGCTACGAGGATATCGCAGATAGGCTAGGGCTCCCGATCGGCTCGGCCCTCTGGCCGGAGTGGTGGCCCTTGGAGGAAATGGAGCGGACCCGGGACAACCTCCCAACCTACCAGTGGGAATCGGTCTACATGCAGCGCCCGATCGCTGACGGGGGCAACATCCTAAAGGAGGCGTGGTGGCAGGAGTGGCAAGATGAAACGGCCCCGGCCTGTCATACCAAAATCCAGGTCTGGGACACTGCTTTCAGTGAAAAGGAGCGGGCCGACTACAGCGCCTGCACCACCTGGGGCCTGTGGGACAATCCCGCTGGGGTGACTCAAATCATCCTCCTCAAGGCGGAAAAGGCCCGCATGGACTTCCCGACCCTCAAGGCCCGGGCCATCGAACTCTATTACCGCGAGCACCCGGCCCTGATCATCGTGGAAGACAAGGCCAGCGGCCAGTCACTCATCCAGGACCTTCGCAGAACCGGACTGCCGGTTCGGGCCTTCCAGCCGGGCAAGACAGACAAGGAGGCGCGGGCCCACTCCGTCACTCCCATCATGAGCGCGGGCCTCGTTTGGTTCAACCCCAACATCGAGAGTCACATTGAAGTTTGTCTCGAATGCTGCGGATTTCCGAATCTACCTCACGACGATTACGTTGATACTGTGATCATGGCCCTAAAATACCTGCAGGACACCGCCTCAATCGTCAAGCCCGAGGACTGGTCAGTGGACCGGGACTGGGAGACCCAGGGGCGTAGGCCCCCAAAATCGCGCCGCCGCTTCTACGCAGGCCGCTAATTGTAATCTTCGTGTTCCACTAAAGCGGGTTAATGGAATATCTGTGTTCCATTAACTGCAATAGTTGTCCGAAAAATGTATACAAACTTCAGACAAAGTCCGGGGCCCTATTTGCAGGCCGCCTCGACCGCCTTCCAAATCCGAGCTTTCATCTCAGCCTCAGTCTCCCGGACCGGTGCAGCCTCTGAACCCTGGGTCGGGGCCCCACTCCCATCTGACATAATCGGGGGTACTCCGGTTTTGTAAGGCATTCCATACATCCAGGCCACCTGTTCTGGAGTTGGCTCCTCGGGGGGCAAGGAGACATCCGAAACACACCCGGTAAAGTTGGGGGCGATGCCACCCATAGACGTGATGTAATCAATTACAGCATCAGAAACAGACCCTGAGGAAAGACGGCCAATCATCTGAACCTCCACACCCCAGGCCGCGCGGGCGTCGGTCACTTTATATACATTACCATTATCGACGGCAAAGAAAACCTCACCACGATGTATCCTAACGTCCCTGATCATATTCGATATCTCCCAGTTTGTCTTCAATACGTTTCATCCCTGCCTCAAGTGCGTCAATTCGTCGCATGAACTCGGCCATCTCAGGCTTGTGACAATCGGGCTCATTATTAGCAATGTCTTGGGCCCGGGCTTTCTCAATCTGATCTTTAAACTCTTGAATGCGCTCCGGGGTCCAAAATGGCACAGGGGTCAGGGGCTGCCACGGCAACTGCGGGAATGGTATCTTGGCCCAACGGTCATATACTGCAGAAACGGCGCACATAGGTTAATCCTATAAAAAGAGACAGTTATCCCCGCACCCGGAAAGGGGTGTGAAAGCGGAGAGGACTTGAGGCCTGGGCCAGAAATCTACTTTCAAATATCCGGGCTGAGGACAGCCATATTGGAAGTATACCAAAGTCCCACATCCCTGTCAAGCTATAAGTTGCCCCGCTCCGGTTTTCTATGATAAGCTTTAGCCTCACGTATCTAGGGGAATCGTGCCTTGGCTCTCATTGATAATATCCAAAGTCTTATGGCGGGCGGGGCGTCCCCTGCGCTGTCTGTGGGCGCGAGCCCAGTGCCTCCGCAGATGATCCAGAACCCGGACGGGTCTGTGGAATTTGTGGATGTTCAGGGTGATACCCCGACAGCGGGCCAGCACCTTCAGGATGAATTCTATGAGAATCTGGCGGAGGGCTTGGATGAGCGGGCCCTTTGTGGTATAGGTCACCGGATTCTCTGTGATTTCGATATCGATTGGGAGGCCCTCGAACAGCGGCGGCAGGATGGGGAGCGGGCTCTTCAGCTTCTGGGCTTTCACTATGACGAGACGTCCGACCCATTTGAGGGCGCATGCAACGCCGTTCACCCGATCTTAGCCCAGCATGTCATCACGTATCAGTCCAAGGCGATCGTTGAGATTTTCCCGGCCAATGGGCCTGTGCGCACGAAGATTGTGGGCAACCCCACCCCGGCTAAACAAGATCAGGCCCAGCGCGTCCAGGAATTTATGAACTATGAGCTTACTGAGCAGATTCCGGAATTCTTTGACGAGCAGGAGCGCCTTCTTTTTGGCGTGGGTCTTATGGGGACCGGCTTCAAAAAGAACTGGTTCGACCCGGCGCGGGGCCGATTGGCTTCGGCGTATGTTCCTGACGATCGTCTTATTGTTCCGATAGACGCCACCTCCTTGGAGACAGCGGCCCGGTTCTTTGAGATTATGCCGGTGTCGATTCCGGATATGGCCTCGCGGATTGCCAAAGGCTATTATGTTGATCCTGATATAGTCGGGGGCCCGGCCCAGAGCGGCGATGAGTCCCGAGTGGATGTGGAGATTCGCCGCCAGCAGGGTATGGACTCAGACATCTCGCATCGGACGGAGTGGGAGGTTATTGAAGCTTTCTATTATCTTGATCCAGTGGAGGATTGTGATGATAAGGACAATGCAGATGCCGGAACCCTTCTGCCGTATGTGGTCACATTGGAAAGATCAACGGGCCGAATCCTCGCCATTCGCAGGAACTGGAGAAAGGCCGATCCCGATCGCCGGATCAGGGTCTGGCACACCCCTTACTATTTCGTCAAAGGACCCGGGTTCTATGGTTACGGGCTGTATCATCTCATCGGCGGGTACGCGGACACCATCACTTCTTCTCAGCGCCAACTGGTTGATGCCGGGACTTTCGCGAATCTACGTGGAGGATGGCGCTCTCGTGGTCTCCGGACCACAGGTGATCAAGACGACCCGATTCGCCCCGGTGAATTCAGGGAAGTAGAGACCACTGCCGGGGATTTGCAGAAGTCCATCCTTCCGTTCAACTATGCGGAGCCGAGCCAGACTCTTCTGAATTTAATTGTTCAGATGACCAAGGATGCCTCCACTTTTGCCGATTCCACGGATCAGATCGTTGGGAACTCTTCGACTTATGGGCCGGTCGGGACGATAGTGGCTCTTCTGGAGCAGAGTTCCAGGCTGCAGAATGCCCTTCATAAGCGCATCCACCGGAGTCAGGGTCAAGAGCTTGCGCAGATTAAGGAACTCAACTACGAGGTTTTACCCCCGGTCTACCCGTATGATGTAGCCAACGCGCCCCGGACGATCTTTAAGTCTGATTTCAATGGGGGCATTGGGATTATCCCGGCCAGCGACCCTAACATCTTCTCCCAGAGTCAGCGCCTCGCGATCGCCCAAGCTAAACAGGCCCTGATTCAGCAGATGTCTGCCGATCCTCAAATGACTCCATGGAAGCGCAATTCGTACCGGGAAGTCCTTGTGGGAATGGGTGAGGAAAACCCCGACATGTATCTGCCCCCGGAACAGAAGCCCCAGGCTCCGCCGCCTCCGATGGACCCGATCTCCGAACAGCAGGCCCTCTTGCGGCAGCAGCCTGTCCAGGCCTACCCTCAGCAAGATCACGCTGCCCACGTTCAAGCCCTTTTGGCATTCCTCCAGGACCCTCAATATACTGTGGCCATGGAGATGGTCGGCCCGGCAGCCCAGGCTCTGTTGTTCAGTCACCTTGCATTCTTGCGGGGCCAGGAAGTTCAGGCTCAGCTTGGATTGCCGCAGCCTCAGCCCGGGCAGCCGATGCCCCCACCGGTTCAGGCTCACTTCGACCAGATGGCCGCTAAAGTTATCACTGGGCTTGCCCAGGCCCGGCCCCCATCTCTGGCCAATCCTTTGGGTCAGGGGGCAATCGATCCTATTCAGCAGCAGAAGCTTGAGATCGATCGAATGAACGCTGAGACTTCTCGGGGAACTTTGCTGGAAAAACAGTCCCATAACCAAGCCGCGACGGCCTATAAGTGGGCACACACTGCAGCCCAGGGTCAGCAGCAAGATAACCGCCTTATCGTCCAGGGTCGCATAGCGGCTAGTAATCAGGCTATCAAGCGGGCCGAGCTTCAGGCCAAGGGAATTAACGTCGAAGAATAAAACTTGCGTACTTGCCTTGGCATGCGTTACACTCGAAGGGCAATACTCCTCTAGGGAAGGAACCCTAAATCGTGGCAATTTCGCGTTCAAACACCCCTCGAATGATGACCCCAGGTTTGAGAAGTGGCAAAGCTAAGAGCAAGCCTAAGGCAAATCCTCTGGCGGCTCTGGCTATGTTGTCTGCTCTTAAAGGCGGCGCTGGTGCTGGTGGTCCGCCTATGGGTGGCCCTGGCCCTGGCGCTGGGATGGCTCCTCCCCCTGGTGCTATGGCCCCACCCCCGCCGATGAAGAAGGGTGGTCGCGTGTCCAAGAAGATGTCTGATGGCGGGTCGACCGGTCGTGCTAAGATGGGTTCTGCCAATGGGCGCTCCGAGGCTTCCCGTTGGTTCAAGGGCGGCTGGAACTAAGGTGGACGGCAAGGGGTGGCCCGGCGTTAGCCGTCAGGAGGCCTTGAACTTTCCAGGTGAAAAGGGTGTTGAGAAGACGCCCAGGGGTTGGATTCCCGCAGGTAAAGACTTTCCGAAATCTTGGACTAAAACGAAGTAGAGGCTGACATGTATCGTAGGCAGGGCACATCACACTGGGACCCCGGGGCGAAGTTGACGCTGGAGAACTACGCCAAGGGCGGGTCGGTTATGGCTCGGGGCCAGGGGCTGCGAAACAAGGGCGTTAAGAAGACCGACATCTATGCCAAGGGCGGGGATGTCAAGGGCGCGCTGAAGGAGTTCGAGGCCGAGGACAAGAAGAGCGATGCCAAACTTATGTCTAAGGTCATGAAGCACAAGGGCATGAAGGCCGGGGGCGGGGTCAAGTTCATTCAGAAGGCGATCAAGAAGCCCGGTCAGTTGCACAAGGACCTTGGGGTACCTCAGGGCAAGAAGATTCCGGAGGCCAAGCTTGAGGCTGCGGAGAAGAAGCCCGGTAAGATAGGCCAGCGGGCTCGGTTTGCTGAGACCCTTAAAGGTATGCGGAAGAAGTAGGATGCCTGTCCAGAAAGGCCCCGCCGGGGTCAAGCAGGAAATGGCCAAGTTCAAAGCCGGTGCGCTTCACTCTGGGGGCCCGAGAGGTCCGATCGTGAAGGACCGTAAGCAAGCCATCGCCATCTCATTGAGTGAGGCCGGGCTTTCGCGCAAGCGCAAAGGTGGTTCGATTAAGGCCCCAAAGACTAAGCCTGGGTTGGTAATTTTGATTGGCTTTAAACCGAAGAGGAAAAGATAATGGCTGGTGATCGATCGAAGGTAGATTTCCCTGAAGGGAATATTAACCGCTCGAACACGTCTTGGGTGTGGCCTTTGGCCGAAGACCCACATGGGCCGATGAGCCCGAAGCCCGGTGAGACGATTCGTTGGGGTGTTCGGCAGCGGCGCATCGATCCCCGGACCGACCGAGCTTACAACGCTGCCCGCAAGCCGCCTGGAGGTTGAGCTTGTCCGTCCATGAGCGGGTGAAGAAAACCCTCACTGACCAGCTTCGGATGGTCGAAAACGATTTGCTTGACAAAACTGAAACTTGGGAAGATACTCTTAGGCTAAGGGGCACCAGAGATGGTCTTATCTTTGCACTCAGTGCCCTTCGAGAGGCCAATAAGGATTCCCAAGATGACGGAAACGGAGCTTTCTAAGTTTTTCTCCCGGGACGATGGTAAGGAACTTGATCTTTCCCGGGTCCCCCAGCCCCTAGGTAAGCGCCTCTTCGTTCGGCCCATGAGTGTCCCGAGCAAGACTGCGGGGGGCATCATCCTCGCGGACATCTCCAAAGAAGCTGAGGCTTTCGTCCGGTCCATTGGTCTCGTCGTGGCTATGGGTCCAGACATCGGGCGACCCACTTACTCGGATGAAATCAACCACGGTGCGCCGTTTGAACTGGGCGATGTCGTATTGTACAGCAAATATCAGTCGAATAAAGTCCAGGTCGACGGGATTGAATTGATCGCCCTTATGGATGAGGACGTGATTGCAGTGGTTCCGGCCCCCGACGCTATCGTTAAGGTGAAGTAGGCGCAGAGCGCCAGGAGAACAGACGTGGCCTTTGGAATTGATGATGCGATTGCTGCTGCATCTAGTTTGATTAAAGATGGCATCGATAAGATTTGGCCAAATCCTCAGGATGAGGCTGCGGCAAAAGTTGCGATTCTTAAGGCTACCAGTGATGCGGCCATAGCTCAGATTACTGCAGCTAATGCTGTTATGCTTGCTGAGGCTCAATCCGCTGATCCATGGACATCACGAGCCCGACCGTCTTTCTTATATGTCATTTATACCTGTATTCTTTTTGCTTTGCCAATGGGATTTGTTTCAGCTTTTAGTCCAACGATAGCTACGCATGTTGCGGCGGGTTTTCAAGCATGGCTTGGGGCAATCCCGGACAGTATGTGGCAACTTTTCGGTGTGGGATATTTGGGATATACGGGCAGTCGGACTTGGGAAAAGACTAAAGGCGTTACTAAATAAAGGACTATCTAAATGACCATCAACGTGCAGAACACCGTAACATTTGTAATTGACAATCATAATGGATCGTGGTCTCAGGGCTCGGGGGTTATGATCGCCCCGGATATTATGCTCACGGCTTCCCATGTTGTTGAATCCTGGGATATAGTCCAGGGCGACCCCGCAGCCACACCCCTGCCAGTTCCATTCACTGATATTCGGATAACTCCCAACAACACCGTAGTAGGCAATCCGTTCGATGCCACTGGTCTCGATGGTACGATAGCTGGGGTTTCCATCCACTATAATGACGTCGCGACCACCCCGTTCGCCATCCAGGGTGCGGATTTTGCAATAGTGAAACTGGCCCACCCCGTCACTTCCGGCTACATGGGTATCAATCAGGACTTCACGGGAGGCCCCGTCACCTACTCAGGCTATCCGGCCATTCTTGATTCGGCGGGCAACTTTGTATCTTCTGGGCCGATGGTCAATGTCCCAGATGTTTTGAGGAACCCATCTGACCCCAATATCTTCTTCGACTACTTCAGTGATGTTCATGGGCCGGGGGCATCGGGCGGAGCTTCGTGGGTCTTGGGGGCAAATGGGCATCCCGAAGTGGTTTCCATTATGAGTGGCCTTTTCGCGGGGGCCGGAATCCAAGCGGCCATGGACTACAATTCTTACAATGAAATTGGGATGTGGATGGCCCAAGAGGGTGAGAGCCCGGCCATTGCGCTTCTATATCAAGGCCTTCTCGGACGTTCGCCGGATAAGGCTGGCCTTGCGGCATGGTCTAGTCTCCTGGTTTCAGACATGACGATCCCAACGCAGAGTGGTCTTAACGGGGCGGCCCGGTTTCAGAGTGAGGCCTCAGTTCTTAATTCACACCTGAATCTTGTGGATGGTTTCCTTAACTCACCGGAGTTCCTATCCCATGGCCCCTTGTCGAATGCGGCTTTTGTCACTCAGCTTTATGAGTCGTCTCTTGGTCGAGATCCCGAAACTGCCGGTCTTACTGGCTGGACAGCAGTCCTTGATTCACATTCTTGGACTAGAGAGCAAGTCGTCGTCGGCATCTCCGAAAGTCATGAGGCTATTCATCACTTCTCCGGGACCCTTTTTGGGTGAGTTACGCTAAAGATCAACTTCGAGCGAGCTTCAATGCCGCAAAGGTAGACCTCTCACAACTAGCCAAGAAACTTATGAAACATGCAACTGATGAAGAAAAAGAGCAGTTAGAAAAGCTTATCAAAATCTTGACCTAATGGCCCGTCTGGGCTATTCTATAAGACCGAATTCCAGGAGTTTTGAAATGTCTGAAGGTTGGAAATGTCCCGTATGTGGGGCAGGCAAGGCCCCTTTTGTCCCTGAATGCAATCACTCGCAAATGACCTTGGGTTATGGTATAGTTAACGAGCCGGTCCAGTTGGACTTAATCGACTATTTGGGAGGCTTGGGTGACAGAGGTGCCAGACAGGAGAGAGATACCTTTAGTACACGCTGAGATTCTGTGCGCCCAGCTTCGTATCTATTACACTGGGTCGTGGGACGAGAAGAGCACCCCGGAATATCAAGTTACAGTTGTGGGCGACAATTCACGGGCCGTGGTCAAGGGGTTGCGGCGCGAGGGCTTCACTCGGGAGGACTGGACTGCGATATCTGCAAAGCTTAAGGAATTGGGCTTTGATACCGGGGAGTTCGACCGCTCTAAGAATGGCGACCTAATCAGAGTCGGGCCCTATCGTACTAGAGCCTAGCAAAAACTTGCAACTATGTCAAGGACCCTGATACACTACTCGCAGTGTAACTTTGGGATCACGTCCATTGACCGTAAAAACCGGTGTTGACTTAGCCGAAAATGAGTTGGAGAACGAAGTTCTCTCCGGGGATCAGGGCCTCGAAAAAGAACCTGAAAATCTAGCAAATGAGGGTACTGAAGAGGAAGGCGAGGGCGACGCCCCGGCCAAACTCGTAGATAGCACCCAGCGCCGGATCAAGAAACTCCTTAAGGACCGCCGCCTCGCGGAAGAGCTTGCTGCAGAGAATGCCCGCATTGCTCAGGAACTTAAGGAAGAGAACGAAACCCTCAAAAAGACAGCTACTGCAGGCACGCGCCTCGCGGTGGACAAGACTGAGGGGGCCCTTAAGGGTCAGATCGATTCTCTGAAGTCTCAGATCAAGGCGGCGCGGAATGCTGGTGATGTTGATGCGCAGGGTGAACTTGAGGACAAGCTCCTTGAGGCCCGCTTCGAGCTAAGGGACCTGGAACGAGTCAAGGCTTCGATTCCAGAGGACCAAGAAGATCGAACAGAGCGTCAGCCGCAGAGGGCCCAGGCCCCGCAGCAGCAGGTTACGGAAGAGCTTCGTGACTGGATGGATTCCAACTCTAGCTGGTTCAATCCAACAAATCCGTCAGATGCTCAGCAACAGAAGATGCGTTACGCTGTCGACCTGGATAAAGAGCTTTCAGCCGACGGGTTCGAGTTTGGGACCAAAGAGTATCTTGATGAGATGGACAAGCGTCTCGGAGAGAATTTCCCAAAGATGTTCCCGGATAAGGTGAAGGCCCAGGGAAAGATGACAGGGGACTTGGCAGTGGGGGGTAGGAGTTCTGGGGTGGCGGGCCAACAGGTTGCAGTCAAGAAGAACATGAAGCTCTCGCCCAGGGAACAGGAGATGGCCCGCAAGCTTATCCTGAATTCCGGAGTTCTCCGCAGGCCCGTTGATATTGGCAATGGTAAGTTCGAGCGACTTGAAGAGAACGAGGCCAATGCTTTCCGGGTTTATCTGTACCAGCGTGAAAAGGCGAACATGTAATGGCTAGTGAACGTAGGGATATTGCGCGGCGTCGGGAAGAGTCACGTAAGCGTCGGAAGAACCAGAAGGTTTCCGTCCTGTCGACCCCCAAGCCTCCGGTTGGTTTCAAGTTCTATTGGGCAAACCGGTTTCGTGATGGTGGCAAGGATGATGTGCAGAACTTTCTCTTGAAGCAGCGAGAGGGTTTTGAGTTCGTCACGCCGGATGAGTTGAAGAAGTGCGATCCGACTTTCGAGTTGGTTGCAGACGAGACGGCAGGTAATCGGTGCATTGTGGGGGACCTCGTACTTATGAAGGTCTCTTTGGAAGATGCCGAAGACCTGGAGTGGGGCGAAGAAGATATGGCGCGGGAAATGTTGCTGGCACAGAAGAAGGAACTTCTCAATGCCTCGACAGAGAAGATGCCGACCTTTGATGAGTCCAAACAGAGTGTAAGTAGTCGGCCCACTTTTGGGTAACTTAGGGGCTTCGGCCCATAGTGGAGAGCAGAAAATATGTCTACAGCTTTTTCGCCGTATGGGCTAAAGCCCTCGCGCAGCAACGTGGGAGAGGTTCGTGTGAACGAATATCCCATCGCGTCTGCCTATGGGACGAACATCTTCAAGGGTGACCCGGTCCTCCTGGGGACCGATGGTACGATCACTGCCGTGGCGGCCACTGGCGGCACCGCGCAGAATGGCACGTATCTTGGGGTTTTCCAGGGCTGCAATTCTCAGACGTTTGTCCGGGGCTGGTCGGAGTTCTACCCCGCGAGCACCACGGCGAATGACCTCGTTGCTCTGGTCTATGACTCGCGCGACACGATCTTCGATGCGCAGATTGGCTCTTCGGGCACGGCCCGGACCCAGGCCAACACGGTCGGCGCGAATGCCAACTACACTCTCGGCACGGGCTCCACGCTCATCGGCCAGAGTGCGGCATATCTGACGGATAGCACCATCGGCACCACGGCCACGCTGCCCTTCAAGATTCTGAAGTTCATCCAGAAGGGGACCAACGCTCCTTCGCCCGCGAATGGCACCGCCTCCGACGCTTATCCTGATGTTGAAGTCATCTGGAATGCTGGCGTGACGTTCAAAGATTCGTCCACTGGCGTTGCGTAAGGAGCCGCTTAAATGACAATCACTCGTAGTGACATTGCCCGCGAACTAGTCCCCGGGCTGAATGCGATCTTCGGAACTGAGTATAACCGTTACGAGAATGAGTACCTCGTGCTGTTCGACTCGGAGACCTCGGATCGCGCCTTTGAGGAGGAAGTGCTCTTCACCGGCTTCGGCTCGGCCCCGTTCAAGGCTGAAGGTGCTTCGTATGAGTTCGACTCGGCGCAGGAAAGCTACGCTGCCCGGTACACTCACTACACCATGGCCCTCGGTTTCCGGATCACCCAGGAAGCCATCGAGGACAATCTTTACGACACCGGGGCGCGTCGACTGACGAAGATGCTCGGGCGCTCGATGAAGAATGCCACGGAAGTCAACGGGGCGGCGGTCTACAACCTGGGCTACACCGCAGACGGTACCCGGGACGGCGTCGCGCTCTTTAGCTCCGCTCACCCCACGGTCCAGGCGGGCAACCTCAGCAACATCCTAGCGACGGCGGCGGACTTGTCCGAAACCTCGCTGGAGCAGGCGGGCATTGACATCGGTGGTTTCCTCGATGATCGCGGCCTTCCGGTTGCTGCCATCGGCGAGTCCCTCCATATTCCGCGTCAGCTTGAGTATCAGGCCGAGCGTATTCTGAAGAGCCCGGGTCGGGTCGGCACCGCTGACAATGATTTGAACGCCCTGAAGAACCTGGGCAAGCTGCCGAAGGGCTACTTCATCAACCACCGCTTTACCGGTACCCGTAAGTGGTATATCCGGACGGACATCGCTGATGGCATGAAGCACTTCGAGCGTGTTGCGGTCAAGACCAAGATGACGGAAGACCCTCACACCGGAGATTTGATGTACGTGGCCCGGCTCCGCGAGTCCTTCGGCTACAGTGATTGGCGTGGGGTCTATGGATCTGGTAATTTAACTGGCTAAGGGCTTCGCCCAGTGAACTAAAAGTTAAGGGCCCTTCGGGGCTCTTTTCTTTTTGGGGCGGGGGTTGGGCTGCTCTAGCTGCATTATCTGTATGGGGCCCCGGCACGCCGTATTATAATCGATAGCTACCTGGACTGCCTGGGCTGGGGTGGCCCCCGCTTCAAGTGCGCCCTTGGCCCACATCCCCCCGGACCCGATGGTCATACTCTGGCCCTTGATCTCTACGAGCAGGCCCTTCCCGTTGGTCCACCACATCGAAAGGTCAGGGTGGACAATCAGGGTCTCCCAGGTGCCCCCCATCTTCGGCACTTCGACCTCTGGGTAGCTCTCCTCGAACCAGCGTTTAAACGTTCCCATCTGGCTGAGGTTTCCGGTAAACCCGGCGATCGACCCATCCTTGGCCCGGAACAGCTTTTGTGTGGTGCAGAAGAACTCATCCCCTGTGGTAACTGCAGAATCCGAGGCCATCACCCCGTCCCGGAAGGCTACGACCGTCATGACCTATGCTCCTTAGAATACAAACCATCCTATCGTAACACATCCCACACCCCTTGTCAAGGCTAAAACTTGCCCCTCCCAGAAGGCGCATGTTAAACTACAGGTCTCTGAACCCTCATTGAGGTAAATCGACATGGTCTCCGCTCCCGGTAATGCTACAGTTTTTCAAGGTCCACTGAAGGTTGGTCTCCAGCCCGCAAGTGGTAACCCGAACCAGCTTCGACAGGTCGGCAACGCCACCATCGGTCAGGTCGCGGTCATTCCCGCAGGCCAGTCCCTAAGCACCGCCGCCTTCCCCCTTCTCGACCGTAATGGCAACAACGTAGTCATTTCGGCGGGTGCTTACATTGACCAGATTATCGTCGACACCAAAGTTACTTTCGGGACGGCGGCCACCCTCTCGATCGATGTTCTCGGCACCTCGGGCCAGTTCGCTACGGCAGTTGCAGCCACTTCAGTAGGGCGGCAGAATCTCTCGGCCTTCTCCCTGGCGCAGCTAACTGCGATGGGCCCGGTTGTTGGCGGCACGGGCGGCTCGGGTTCGACGGGCACGAATGCGGTTCTTTATGGGGCGTTCGCTGCGACGGATGCGGGCACGGGTGTGGCAAACATTGTCATCGAATACCTGTCAGACTATTAAGGGGCTGCGCCCTAGGAGAGTCAGATGCGTCCCATCGTAATTACACAGACGGGTACGGGAACTTCGGCCCCGGTGGTCATGGATATCTACCAGGACCCGGTTAGCATCGCCCTGGGGTTGAAAATCTCCGGGGCCGCCACTTCGGGCATCCAGTACACCGAAGACGATCCCTTTGCCTCTGGGGGCTGGGGTACCGCAACTACGTGGCTTAACACTCCGGACACTGCGGCAACTGCGGCTTCGGCCTCCCTCGTTTCGACTTTCACATATCCGGTACGTGGAATCCGACTGGTCCAGGCCTCGGGCGCGGGCACCTCAACCCTGTCCATTATCCAGGCCGGAATCTCGTCCAACTAGGAGCTTATAAATGGCCGGTTCTGTTATCATTGCCCCGCATAGTGTTTCGTTGCGGACTGCTTCGGGGCTACTTTCTTATGGTCCTTATACTGGCGCGGGCGGGAATGCGGCCCCTGACGATATGGGAATTCAGGTCGCGGCCTCCCTTAGTTCAAATGCGGTGGCCCAGCTTCGATTCGCCATGCCAGACACGATCCCCACAGGGACTCTGAATCTGCGTTGTGTTATGTTGACCTCAGATGCCACTACTTCCCATGTTGGAAAGCTTACGATCAGTAGTGCGGCAGTTTCTTCAGGAGCTTCCCCGTCGGCGGCAACTCTGCAGGCACAGGCTCAGACTACAATTCCGTCTAGCACTCCAGCTACGATGACCGATTTCTATCAGGTTGTCAATGTTCCCCTAACCCTTACGTCCCCAACCGCAGACCAGTTTGTTGTGGTGGCAGTGACCTTTAATAACACGGGTTGGACTATATCTTCAATTGCTAATTTTCAGTTTTTCCTAGTGTGGCTCTAATAGGAGTCATCCTAAATGGCAATTAAGTTCGCTAGTCCCACAGGATTCCTTAATAATAATACTACGGCTGCCATCACCGGAGCCTCGGGGGCGGTAACTCTTTTTGCCTGGGTAAACCCTCAAATTGCCCCGTCAGGTTCTACTGGCCTCCAGATCATGGGCTGTTGGGACGCGACGAATGCTAACGGTTTCTATATTGAGTTCAACCAGCCAGCGGCCTTTAACGCATGGCGAATGAACTACATCACTGGAGGTAGCTTTAATGGCGTTTCTCCGGCAGCGGGAGCCCCAACCCTTAATACATGGTATGCTATTGGCGGCACCTGCGTCACCTCAGGCGGCAATGTCACCCCAACTATTTGGGTCAATGGTACCAAAACTGTAGGCTCTGCAAATCCGGCGGCTTTCCCTTCTGGATTGACCGTCACCAACATCAACGTCTTTGGTCACTCCCCTTCAGGGTTCTCCGGACAGACCGTTGGCATCTGCGCCATGTGGAATGTGGTCCTTACGGACCTGGAGATGATTGCTCTTGCGAATGGTGCTAGTCCATTTGACATACGGCCCGGCAATCTTGCAGGTTTTTGGGACCCTCAGAATCAGGCCACTGTCCCAGATCAATCCGGTAATGGCGTTAATCTTACCCTTTCGGGCACACCCCTTGCCGCCATCGGTGCCCCTACAACTCCCTGGATTCGGCCTCCGGTCTATCTTGTTACCAACCAAACTATCACCGCCACTGATTTCTCAGTTTCTGGTGGTTCTAGTGTTGTTCGTAGCGGAACCACAGCCAATATTAACGTCACTCCTAATGGGACCGTTGGTACTGCAAATTGTATCATTACGCCGACAGGGCCCGCTGGTTGGACTTTCACCCCTACAACTCAAACTATTAATGTAGGGTCTGGCAGCACCGTCACTTTCACTGCGACTGCCCCGTCCGGGGCGACCATCGGCTCCAATACTCTCACCTTTACGCAGAGTGGCGGCAGTTCCATTACTGGTGGGCCGCATACCCTTAATATCACCGTCCTGACGTCTGCGGTATCGTTCACCACTGGAGCTTCCCCGACCTCGATCGCGACGGGCGGCACCTCAACCATTACCTATACTCTCGATAATCCGGCACCGCACGGCGGCGTTGTTCTAACTCCCACCCTTTCGGGCCCTCCGGGCGGTAGCACGACCCCACCCACAGTCAGCATTCCTGAACTTTCCACTGTTGGCACCACGACATACACTGCTGGTGGCTCGTCTGGAACGGAAGTTATTGGGGCCTCCTCAGTACCTTCACTTACTCAAACTTCATCGGCATCTATTTCTGTATCCTCCTCTCCGTTGGCTGCGGGAACTCTTTCCATGGGAACCATAGTTCAGGGGGCTATCCCATTTACTTCAACTGCCCCTACGGGAGGCGTCCCACCCTATGTTATGCAGCTTTACCGGTCGGAAATTAATCTTCCAGCATCTAGCCTTAATGTTGCTGACTTAGGGGCAAATGCAGTTGTTCCTGGTGTTGCGGTGACTCCTGCGGTTTGGGGCGCTTCTCAGTCCGTAACGGACAGAACTGTGGCTCCTAGTAAAACCTATTACTATCAGGCAGCCTATACCGATACTTCTGGACTCACTGTCTTGTCCAATCAATTGAATGGGACCACCCTGAATCTTGTTATTGGTTTTATTGGTGATTCTATCACCCATGACGACCACACCACTATCCCGACCGGAACTATCGGAAATGCAACAGGCGCATCTCTTGGCGGCTCGACTGGGCAGTGTGTTCGGTTTCTGCAGAACATCGTCTCCTCGGGCACAGTCACTCAGAATAACCAGGGTGTCCCAGGGGCTTCAACTTTAGATTGGGTTATTGGACAGGGCAGCAATTATTACCCCGCCGCCAAAACCTCTTTCCAGGGATCAGGCGTCAACGTCATCCACATTATGCTGGGCACTAACGACGCCACGACCAACAATTCTGGACCACAAACTCCAGCAAATGTTAAGGCCCGGCTGGCGACCCTCATCTCCCAAATCAAGGGCGATTTTCCAGGTGTTCCGATTTTCCTCAGCGCACCCTCTTGGCTAAACGGTGTTCGCGGAAATGCTGCAGGTCTCACCGGATATGGGGCTGCTACCCTAAATAACCTCAGGGGCTATGTTGCGGGATATTATAGTCTAATTGACAATATCACTGTATTCCCGGGAGATTTTAATTCTCTGACCGTATACAATTCCACAAACGAGGGTAGCACTACGGCCAATGGCCTTATGTTTGATGGAGTTCATATGAATGACGCTGGAGCGCAGCTTCAGGGAACACTGTGGGGATATGCCATTGCGCGGGTTATTTTCCCCAGGAGCTTTAATGCAGCAGGCCGCGTTCAGGTTGGGAGTAGCTAAAAGTGGTAGCAGTTCTTGCAGGGGCGACCAGCGTCCTTCGTGAAATCACCGTCTATAATTCCACCACCGGGGCTCCTCTTCCGGGACTCTCCTCCGCTTCGTCAGGAATCACCGGGGCTTATCGGGTTCGGGGTCACGCGGGAGCATACACAACCTTCACCCTGACTTCCACCGGTTCCCTTGGGACCTGGGCCTCAGGTTGGTTCAAAGAGGTCGACGCGGCCAACGCTCCCGGAGTCTACGAGGTCGGATTGCCCAACCAATTCACCGGCACGGGACTCCAGGGTGACTATGTGGAATTCGTGTTCTCTGGGGCCTCCAGCATGTCACCGGCCTCGCTGGTTATCGACATCGTAGCCTATAATCCACAGAGCGGCGTTAATCTGGGCCTCTCGAACCTCGACGCCACGATTTCTTCGCGGGCGACCAGTATCTCCGTGCCCACCAACTTTGGTCTCCTGACAATCGATGGCACGGGCCGAGTTGTGGCTTCCAGTGTTGCAGGCGCAGTGGGTTCAGTCACAGGCAATGTCGGCGGCAACGTCAATGGAACTGTAGGGAGCGTTGTCGGTAACGTGGGTGGTAATGTCGTAGGCAGCGTCGGCTCCGTCACCGGGGCAGTGGGCAGCGTCACCAACCCCGTCACTATCGGCACCGTCAATGGCTCGGCCTCCAACATCAAGAAGAATCAGGCCCTTAACGGATTTGTCTTTGAAATGAAGGATAGTACCAACCACAATCCTGACCCGGGCCTCACGGTCACGGCCACTCGATCCCTGGATGCGGGCTCATATTCTGCCTGCGCGAACAGTGTAACTGGACTGGGCAACGGCTTGTATGCTATAAATCTAGCAGCGGGCGATCTGAATGGCAACACCGTGGCGCTACGCTTTACTGCAACTGGGGCTGATGACCTTAACATTCTGATCATCACTCAGCCCTAAAGGTTGGGGCCATTGTGCTTATAAATTATTCGGCAGGGAATCAAAATGTTCTAGGCGGTGGACCTGGGATAATTTCCTATGCCGGTATGTTCTCTGCCGGGCCCCCAGTCACCGCCACATCTTATTCCATCTCCGGGTCCAATACCAGTCAGATAAACGTTTCTTCGGGCACGATAACCCTGACCCCGATCGGCGGCAACTGGCCTTCGGGCATCACGATCACCCTTTCGGACAACGTCATCCCCCACGGGACTTTCAGCCCGGCCTCGATCCTGACGCCTGCGGGCGGCACAGCCACACCCCTTAATTTCACCTACACCCCTCATCAGTCGGGGGCCATCAATATCTCTGCCGTGGCCAGCGGGGTCCTGTCCAATCCGACACCGTTCGCCTATACTGCAACCGGGGCAATCACTTCTAGCATCACGGTCCTGCCGACCAGCGTCCAGGTGTCCACCTCAGGCAACACCCTCACGGTCACAGGAACCAATACTTCTTGGACTCCTGGAACCCCAGGTTCCCCTATTTTCACGGTCTCTTCGGGAATCATTACCGCCCAGACGATCATCTCAACTACGTCAGCAACGCTGACCTATTCCAGTCCCGCCACCCCACAGAACATCGTTGTCACGGATCCATCGACGGGCGACACGACCACCTTTGCCGTCACAACCGCCCCCGATAACTGCGTCATCCCCCCAACTTCAGGCAGCTACTGCTTCACCCTTGACATCATTGCCATCACCGACGAGGCGTTTTCTCGGGTGGGCGGTGAACAAGTCACAGGCTCCCAGCAAGCCAAAGCCGTCACCCAGACCCTGCCCCTGCTCCTTCAGGAGTGGACCAATAAAGGCATTAACCTCTGGACCTTGGAGACCCTGACTCTTCCCCTGGTCTCGGGCGTGGCCACCTACCTTCTGCCCTCGAACACCTCCGACATCCTGCAGGCTGTGATGACCCTCCCCGGAGGGCCCGTCAACACTAAGACTGACATTCCGATGGAGCGCATCTCCCGGGAGCAATACCTCAACATTAACGACAAGACCAACCAGAGCCAGCCTCTGAAATACTGGACCGACCGTCAATCTGGGTTCACCACCGTCACAGTCTGGCCCGTCCCAAACAACGACACCTATGTACTAACGTACATCCAAATCCGATACATTCAGGATCCGGGGGTTCAGAGCAATAGCCTCGACATTCCGAAGCGGTTCCTCCCGGCCCTGGTCTCCGGACTATCCTATAAGCTTGCCCTTAAGAGTCCCGAACTTTGGGTCAAGGACCCTGCTGCCCGGCAACAGGTGATCTCCGCCCTTAAGGCCGAGTATGACGAAGTCTTTAATGATGCCCGGGAAGAGGATCGTGAACGCAATAATTTCTACTGGAAGCCCTCGGTCCGCCACGCTTGGCGTAGGTAGGGCAATAGCTGATGGAAGTGCAATAGTCGATGCGTAGAAGCTCTCGAAATAACTACGAAATCCAAGTTTGCTATATTTGCGGGCGTTGGGTTGGTTACAATGATCTGCAGGAATACCATGGATTTTCACGGACTAAGACTGTATATTGCTGCCCTGAGTGTTATGATTCTTTTCATCCTCAGCTTGAACTACGGAAACCTCAGGGACCTGAGGGGGCGTCTCTTCAACATCCCCAACCCGTTCAGGAAATAGACGTTGGCCCTGCGGACATCAACTTCAATCAGCAGGGACAGCAGTATGATCCCCTCGCCCCGAATCTTACTATCCCAGTCCAGCACTTCCCTCCCGGAACCTAAAGCCGGGCTGCGATAACTTGCACTGCGGCTTTGCCGCCTGTTAGAATATAGGGGAATTCTGTAACTTCGTCCCGGAGGGACCAAGATGGCTACGAACCCCGCATTCGCCAATACCCCCATCATCGACGTCGGCCAAGTCACGACCGCCAACACAAACCGTGACGGCACCGGCACTATCGTGACCATCGCCTCGGGAACTACCAACGGCAAGTTCCTTCAGAATGTCCAGATCAAGCACACCTCAACCTCCGCCGCAGGCATGGTCCGGTTCTTCGTGAGCCCGGATGGTGGAGCCACCAATCGTCTCTACACCGAAGTCCCGGTAACTGCGATCACCCCGGGGTCCAATGTTGCGACCTTCGAAACCACGGTGCCCATCCTCGTTGGCCTCACCCTGCCCGGAACTGCGGCTCTCCTCCGGGCCTCGACCCAGAACACCGAAGTCATCAATATTATCGTATCGTCCGGGAGCCTTTAATCATGCAGTTCGGGATTGCAGGATTCCCGCAGGGCCTGGGCATTCCCCTCCATGCTGTCCGTCAGTTTGTCTATTCTACGCCTGGGACCTTCCAGTACACCCCGACTGCTGGGACAAAGAACATCCTCGTGTTCCTCACTGGCTCGGGGGCCGGCGGCAACTACTCCAGTTCTGGAGCCGGGGGTCCCGTGAGCGGCGCAGGGGCTGGGGAAACTGTCATCGCCCTTCTAAATGTTGCCACCTATAAATTTCCAGTTCAGATCACCGTCCCATCCAAGGGCACGGGCGGCACAGTTAGCGGGCCCGTCCTGGCGACCAATGGGTCCCCGGCCCTCTTTGGCACGATCCTCTCTGCAGCGGGCGGCCTTCGAGCAGTCACACCCCCCAGCCATTGTGGTGGTAGCGGGGGTATCGGGCCCGGTCTTCACATCCCCGGGGGCGACGGGGGTGGCTTCAATAACGACGGGGCCAACACCTACGGCGGCGAGGGCGGCTCCAGTTTCTGGGGCGGCGGTTCCCCGGGCGGCCTATCTGCAACGCCCACGCCAGCCATTGTTCCCGGGTCCGGTGGGGCCAGCGGTACGTTCATTTCCCCCTCCACTCGGTTCGATGGGGCGGCGGGCGGTGACGGCCTGTGCATGATATTCGAGTTCGGCTAAGATGGCCCTAGATTACCCTGAACTTATAGTTGCGGTCCCCGCCTACCTTCGGGACAATAGCACTGAACTCATGACTGCGATGCCGACCCTGATCGATCAGGCCTACGCGCGCATGGGCCGGGCCTTTGCCATCCTCCGACAGTTCCGCAAGATTCAGTCCGGGGCCCTACCCGCTGCCGTGAGTCTATTCACCCTGCCCACCGATTGCATCTTCGTCCGAGACTTCGAGGTCCTAGGTCCGGACGGGACGAGCACCATTTTGGAGATGCGCGAGTTTGATAGCCTGCGCTCCATGTATTCAAATGTCAATGACACCGGGGAGCCACGTTTCTTCGCAGAATACTCCGATACCCAGCTTTTCCTGGGGCCGACCCCCAATCAGTCCTATAACTACAACTTTATCTATGCGCGCCGCCTTCCGAGCCTATCAGTGGCCAACCCATCGGACTGGATTTCGACCAACGCCCAGGATGCCCTTCTCTCCTCGGTCTGCTTGGAGGGCGCGCTTTTCAAGCAGGACCCGGCCCTGAAGGACTATTGGGAAAAGCTTTTCCTCGCGGCGCGCCAAGCTGTCATCGCCGAATACATCACCACTCAGCGCTCGGACTACCGGGTCAACACCACCCAGACATTCAATATGGGTACGCCGGAAATGAATCTTGCTAACGGGCCCGTGACCCAATGAAGGGAGCTATCTAATGGTTTCAACTCCCAGCACTAGGCTCGGCTTTGAGCTTATGTCCACCGGGTCCTTCGTCGACACTTGGGGGACTGAGGCCAATAATGCAGTCTTTCAGCTTGTGGATCAGGCCTGCGCGGGCGTCACCGCGATCACCCTTGTGGACGCCACGACCTACATCCTAACAACCACCGTCTTCGCCACCAATGAGGCGCGCTCCCCCATTCTTCTTATTCAGGGCAACCCCGGGGTCCCTGGAACTGTCCAGATTCCCACAGTCCAGAAATTCTACATTGCAGCTAACCAGACCCTCGTAGCCCAACAGGTTACAATCACAAATGGTATTAATAGCGTAGTTATGCAGCCTGGGGGTGTGGGGATTATCTACACCGATGGGGTCAATATCTTCTACGCCCCCATCATAACGCAGAGCGGCCAAGCCTCTCCCGGCACAGTCTTCTTCAGCGCCAGTGACACTACGGCAGATTTTCTTAATGCCAAAATTCTCATCGGCCCGGGCCTCCTCGCCACGGAAGCTTTCCCGGGTGGCGGCGATCAGAGCCTTACCATATCGGCCCCGGCGCTGGCCCTCATTATGAATCAGCAGTTCATCTAAAGGCGGGACGGAGTCCTAAGTGACTATCACCCCCATCAATTTCCTCCCTGGCGTCACCAAGGATGACTCTTACTATGCCGCTAAGGGGGCTCTTGTCGACTCGAACCGGATGCGCAGCTACCGGGGTGGGGTCCAGAAAATCGGCGGCTCAATAGCGGCGATCACCTCTGGACTCAAAATGTACGGGCGGTGCTGCGGCATTTACGATTATGCTGACCTTGCGGGCAACCCCATCGCGGCATTTGGCACGACCTCAAAGTTGTATGTCATGAAGTTTAATCAACTTTTTGATATCACCCCGATCCGGTCCCAGGGGGTTTTCGGCATCAACTCATTCAGCACCACAGTGGGTTCTCCCTTCGTCACGGTCTCCCTGACCAATCATGGGGCTTTTCCGAATGACACCGTCTGGATTAATTCCGGCACGGCCTTCCCCCTCTTCGTCGGAGGTTTGGTTCTCTCGGGGACCACAAACACCTACAACAATCCTTTCAGCACAGTCGCAGGGTCGGCCCTCGTCACCCTGACCCTTCCGTCCCATAACCTTGTGGCCAATGATCTTATCTCCATTTCGGGGGCGTCAATCGTTGGTGGCATACTTCCCACCGGTCAATACTCAGTCCAGATTGTCAACTCCAATACCGTCACCTTCTACAACGATGTTCCCGCCACTTCTACAGCGGTAGGTGGTGGCACCCCGACGATTGCTACCTTCAAGGGCTTCCACGTCACCACCGTCACCAACGCCAACACCTTCATCTTCGACGCGGGTCATAACGCCACAGCCACCGCTACCGGGGGCACCACCCTGGATAATTATCTTTTTGAGATAAACTCCATGCGCAACACGGGCGTGGGCGGCCAAGGTTGGGGCGTGGGCGGCTGGGGCCTGGGTCCCTGGGGCACGGCCCGCACGGGCGCTCCGATCTACCCTGGGGTTTGGACCCTCGACAATTTCGGCCAGTTCCTTGAGGCGTGTCCCCGGGGCCAGGGCATTTTTGAGTGGCAGAATAATCCCTCCCGGAGAGCGATCGCCCTCCTGAATGCGCCCACTGAGACCAACGCCATTTACGTTGACACCCTGGCTCTCCTCAACGCTCTTGGGACCAACGACACCGGCACCTTCGAGCCGATGACCCAGGCTAACTCCGATCTCGGCAACAACACAATCTGGGTCGCCGCCGCCAACAATCAAGCAAGCTCCACACCCCTTTCCGCAGGCAGTCGACTCATGCGCGGCAAGCGGGCCCGGGGCGAAAACCTCATCTGGTCCGACACTTCCCTCTACTCTCAGCGTTTCCTCGGGCTGCCCCAGGCCACTTACCAATATTCCCTACTGGGAGCTAACTGCGGACTCATTGGGGAAAATGCCTGCGATGTCACGGGGGGCTACGCCTTCTGGACCAGCAGCGAGCAGCTTTTCTTTGAGTATGCCGGAGGCCAGCCCCAAGAGGTCACTTGCCCGGTCCGTCAGTGGTTCTTCAACCAAGTTGACCCAGTTCAGAACGAGCAAATATTCGTCAGCTTCAACACGGCCTTCGACGAAGTCTGGGTCATCTATCCCCCAAAGCAAATCTACATCATCTTCAATTATAAAGAACGGCATTGGATGAATGGCACTTACGACCGGAATGTGTGGCGCGACGCCGACGTCTTCCCCAATCCCATATCGGTGGACTCTTCAGGACAAATCTACTTCCAGGAGTCGGGGACCTCGGACAATGGGGCGGCCATCAATGCTTGGGTTGAACTCGGACCCCAGGAAATCCCCTCCGGTGAATTAACAGCAAACTTCAGTCAATTTATCCCCAGCTTCTACTTGACAGGCCCGGGCGTTAGTGTTACATTTACAGGCTCTCGGAATCCGTTTGGGCCGCTGGAAGTGAACAAAGGACCCTACTTCATTACCCCCACAACCCAGAGGGTGGACGTTTTGTTCCAGGCCCGGCAGTTTGGAATGAAGTTTTCCACTAATGGGACCAACGATTACTGGCGCATAGTTCCGGGAGAAATCCGTGCAGATATTGACCCAGGGTCTCGTTATTAAATGGCGAACCCCGATTCCCCAAACCCACTCTTTCCTCCTCCCCCCAGGCCAGGGATTCAAAACTATCCTGAACAACTCGATCGGTGGCTCAATAATACTATTCAAACCATTGAAAACAATTATCAATGGAAGCATAGTCCAGTTCTAACCGGCCATTACGCAGAGGGCAACCTTCCCGATCCGGCCAAATGGATCCACTCAATTATCATGTACCTTCCGTCGGCGGGCCCCTTAACCCCAGCCTACTCCGATGGCTCAGACTGGCTAGCCCTCGTGCCCGGAACTGTTGTCACTTGAGGCAGGGCCTCAGAAGAAAGGCTTAATCCCCCATGGACCCTAAGAGCGCGCTTCTCGAAGTCATTCACAAGCACCGGGTCGCAACCCGACCGACCACGATGATCAAGGGTGGTGGCACCGGCCTGTCCGACTCCATCCCTGCCGTGGGTCCGGGAGGCCGTCCCATTGCCCTCGCTGAAGATGAGCACATCACCCCTGCAGACGTGGTCTCAATGCTGGGAGACGGTTCCAGTGCCGCAGGCCATAAGAGAATGAAGCACTTCCATCAGGCCATACGGGAGCAGAAAGCCCAGAGCGGCCCGCGCCAAGCCTCCAAAATCTCGTGGGATAAGCTGGCGGCTCGGATGAAGGAACTTGACAAAAACCTCTAGGGGGACTATTCTCCCAAGATGGCAAAGAAATCCCAGGCTCCGGCTCGTCGTGAACTTATTCTGCGGGCCCCCATCACCGATCGATGCGTCAATGAAATATATCCCCTGCTAGAGGCGGCCCATTCTGAGTGCTCATATAATGTTGGTAGACTCTCAGAGCCTAAGCTCAAGAGGTTTATCGCGCAGACGCTCCAGGAGGGCCTCACCTTCTTGGCTTTCCTTGATGATGAATTGGTTGGATCGCTGGCGTTCGTAGTCACTTCCCCTCACTGGTCTGAGGATGAATACCTGATTAATGTATGGCTCTACCTGACCCCCGAAGCCCGGGCCACCAGTAAACTGGGCCTGAAATTGATTAAACTGGCCAAAATAACAGCCCAGGCCTCCCATCTCCCACTAAATCTTGATATGAACTCCGGAGTTGATGTAGAATCAAAAGGCAGACTCTTTGAGCTTTTTGGATTCGTCAAAGTCGGGGCTTCGTATAGGTATGGGCGGTAAGTCAAATACACCTTCGGGCGGCTCCAGTCAGAATACCACCACATCCAAGTCGTTTTCCCCCCAGGTCCAGTCTGTCCTAGACGGGATTACTAAATATTTATCGGGCGTTCAGAGCGGCACCAATGCCCCTCTTTGGACTCAGGCCCCTCAGGGCGAACTTTCCAAATACATCCAGGGCAACCTAATCCCCCAGTCTCAGGGGACGAGCGGCATCGCCGGGACGGCCAATAACTGGGCTGACCTTGTTGCCAACTCTGTGGCGGGCACAAACTCTGGGGCCAATGGTCTCGACTGGGAAGCGGCGGGGGCTGCCTCCAAGGCCATGTACTCCCCGCAGGCCAACAACTCCGTCATCCAGAATACCGCGCAGTCGGGCCTCACAGGGTCCCAAGCGATCACCCCGGGCCAGGGTCAGAATCTCACCAACCTGATGAACCCCTACACACAGGGCGTCATCAACTCCAGCCTTAACCAGATTAACAATCAAGAAGGCATCGACTCCAACAACCTCAGTGCCTCCGCGACCCAGGCTACCGGGGCTTTCGGCGGAGACCGGGCGGCGATCGCTCAGGCTCAGCTTGCCAAAAACTACGACCTTAACAAACAACAGACCATTTCTGGACTTTTGTCCCAAAACTACGGGCAGGCCCAGAACGAATACAACACCCAGCAAAACCAGCGGCTCCAGCAGCAGGGTACCCTGGGCTCGCTCCTTAATGGGGCAACAGGCCTCCAGAACCAAGCCAATCAGATCGGCATTCAGGGCATCCTGGGCTCGGCCTCCAACATGAACCAGACTGGGGCCATCGCCAATCAGGGCCTTCTGGGGGCGGGCAACCTTGCCACTCAGGGTCAGGTGGGGCTCAACAGCGCCAACCAAGGCTGGGCCAATATCCTCAACAATGTCGGCCAATATCAGACAGGTTACGCTCAGCAGGGCAACAACTCCACCATCAATAACATGTCGGCCCTAGAGAATCTTCTGCAGGGCCCCATGCAAGCCTACACCCAGACGGGCACCTCGACCGGGCAGACAACCACCAACAATGACCCCAGCATTGGTAACATAATCGGCGGCGTAGCCACCATTGCCAGTCTCTTCATGAATGAAGGTGGCGCAGTCAAACCGGCCAAAACCCTCCATCGAGACATGGGGGGCGACATCCCAGGGGGCGTCACTCTCAATCCTTGGGCCGGCGGCGGGGGTGACCTCTCAGCCTTGATGGCATCTCTTGCCCAGTCCGGAAGTTCCTCGATGGCGAGTGCAGGGACCAAGAAAGATTCCGGCACGGACTTTAGCGGGGGCATCAAATCCCTATCCGATCTTCTCACGGGAACCCACACGGGCGGCCTTAGTAAGATGGGAGCCAATGTAGATAGCGGTATGGGCCTCCTTGGAAAACTCTTTGGTGGCGATTACTCTGACCCCATCAAGATGGACCATTCTAGAATCGACACTCCAATTGGCGGAGATTGGAACTCACTGGCAGGAGACACCGGTTTCGGGATGTTCCGGCGCGGGGGTCGGGTGCGACATTATGACGCAGGCGGAGGGGTGCTCCCAATGGGTCTCGACTCCTCCGATGTTGTCAGCCAAGCCACAGACTCCCTTCCACTCTACACCGACAAGGACCTCCGGGACAAGGCCCTCGCCAGCACCAAGGTCGACGACAACAAGAGTTATGGCCTCGGGGCCCTTGTTAGCCATCTCTTCGGCGGCTCGTCCGACAAGCCCGACAACTTCGGCGGCATCATTAATCCTAACAGTTTTGGGCGCGGCACCGATCTGCAGAGCCCGCTCCTAGCCGCAGGGGCTGCAATGATGGCCACAGGGCGTCAGCCTGGGCAAAACCCGACCTTCGCGGCCCTCGGCAACGGCATCAACGCCTTTCAGTCCAGTCTTAAGGACCAGAACAACACAAGCTTCACTCAGGGCTCCGAGATCACCAAGCTCCAGCAGGCCCAACAGCAATTGCAAAGCCTCGGGGAATACCACAAGGCCCTCGAACAGCAGATCACCTTTGGCGAGACCAGCCTTACTCCCTACCAGAAGGGCGAACTCGAACAGCAGAAGCGCGCCACCGAAGCCCAGATGCAACACTACTCCGAGGAGTTGGCCATCGAGCAGCGTCGCCTCGAACTTGCCAGCAAGGGCAGCCCGTCCCTCGACTCCCAGGGCTATATGGGAATGGTCGATCCGCTCACGGCCCAGTTCAAATATGTCACCGACGCCGAGGGCAATAAGGTCAAGGGCAACTTTGCTGGTAAGGGCATGGGCCTCGCAGGCTCCGGACAATACGCCAAAGATATGACCGCTGCTACACATAAGGTAACGGCAGAACTCGGGCCCCTGGGAAACCTGGACGCCGAAGGTCAAGCCAAGTGGAACGCCGCTTATTCCAGAGCAATGGCAGAGATGGGCCACCCGGGTGAATCTTTCGACCCCAACGAGGCAGCCCTGGCAGCCCAAATTGCTCCGGCAATAACGGCCCCGACTGCAGCCACCGCTCCCGGAGTCCCCGGAGCTACAGGTGCCCCGGCTGGTCAACCTCTCGGCCCCAGCAAAGCCCCCGAGGCAACTCAGAAAATCCTTAACGGTAAGACTTACGTCACCCATCAAGGTCAGTGGTACGCGGTTCCGGGGACTCCGTAATGGCCGATCCGAGCTTGCTCGATCAACTCAACGCCTCCGATGAGTCGGGGCCCAGTGTCCTGGACCAACTCAATGCCCCGGAACCCACAAACCCAAGCTTAGCCCACCGCTTCAAGACCGACATCCTGTCCTCCTATTTCGGGGGCCATCTGGGCGAGCAGGCAATCCAAGACTACATTCAGGGCCGGATTCCCATGATGGGCGTGGCCCCGGGGGCCGAAGGGGCGGCCGCCGCTTATGCTGCCCAACATCCTCTGGCCGACCAAAGCCCAGAAGCCATAGCAGCCCGGACTGCAAAAGCCGCCACCGAACAACAAAAGCTTGAGTCCGAGAAAGCCAACTTCCAGCCCGGAGGTCTGACCCATCCCCTCGAAGCCTTGACCTCCGTCGCGGGCAACGTCATCGGCTCGGTGGGTGCGGCCCCGGAACAGATGCTCCTGCCTTCAGGCAGCGGCTCGATGCTGGCCCAGGCCCTGAAGTTCGGCGGGCTAAACGCAGCCTACACTGCAGTGGTCGACCCCCTCATTGCCGAGGCCCGAAAAGAAAGGGGTGTGGGGGAAGGCCCCGATCTGGCCCAAACCATAGAAGACGCCGCAGTCAACGGGCTTGTGGCCGGGGGTCTCCACATGACCCCTGAACTTCTGGGCGGCCTGCGTCGCTACATCGCCGAGAAACTAGGCTTCGGTCCCAAAGCCCCTGCCCCTGCCCCTGCAGCCCCTGCTCTAGAGCCGGAGGCCAGCGCCCCAGCGCCCACACCCCTTGTCGAAGCAGCCCCGGACCTAACGGCCAAACTTAATGAAGGTTTCGAGGGCCCCCCGACCGAGCCGGGCGCAGTTCCCAAAATGGCGGACTTCATTAAGGAGAAGCTCGACGCAGGCCTGACCGTCCCCCAGGTCCAAATTGCCGCAGGCCTAGAATTCGGGAAACGCCCGGGCCTCGATGAAATCCGCACCATCCGCGACGCTCCGAAGGGGCCACAGAACGAGCGCGAGCAGATAAATCTGCAAGAGCGTGGCGACGTCATGTCCGATAGTCTCGAAGGTCTTTTCGGCCCCGAGTCCGGCTCAACCCCCGAACCAAAAGCCGACATCGCCGCCCAGGTCCAGGCCCTCCTCGACCCCAAAAGCACCAAGGATTCGGTCTTCGTAGCCCGGGGCAATGAGTCTGCGATCCCCAAGGACCTCCCTCCTGAACTGGAAGTTGTGAAACGCCCTGAGGGTACACTTATTACGAGCGACCCCACCAAGGCCGAGACTTTCACCAATGCCCAGAGCTTGTCCGACAAGACCATGGCCAATATCCTCGGGTTCCCCGAATCCAAGGTCGAAGCTAGCACCTCCGGTGCTCCCCAAGTGGTCCAGGCCAAGGATGCTGAGGGAAATGTTGTGACGGAAGCTCTGTCTTCCCCTGGCAAAGCAGAGGAAACATCACAAGCCCTCCAGGCCCAGGCCCCCGATGCCACCATAGGTGTAGCTACTCCCCAGGAAGTTCTACTTAATCGGGCGGTGAAGGGTCAGGCTGAATCCCTGGCGGCCCAGGACCTCGATGCCATCAACCAACGCCTCGGCCCATTTCCTGGCAGTGTATCTGCTAAGTTAGAAGAAGAGGTCAATCCTGTACAGGCGCTCACGCAACAGGCCGCTGAGGCTGCGCCCCCGAAGGGGGTACCATCTGCAGAGACTCCGGTGGAACCAGGAGCCCCGCCCCCGCAAGTCCAAGCCGTCCGAAACCCCCAGGTCCAAGAGCAGCTTGCCAGTGGCGAAGACGCCCCGCCCGAGGTCTGGCAACGTCAGCCCCTTAGTGCGCAGTTGGAGAATCTATCAGAGAACCCTCCGCCCCCCAACATAGCCGGGCCCGATTCCATCACCAACCCGAACTCGATCCCCCGCGACGTTAATCTATTCGAGTCGAAAGTACTTACCCCCAGCTACCTAGGTAAACTGTTCCCTGCGGCGGCCCGGGTCTATGACGCTTTGGTCCGGAAGAGCCAGTATGAGGGCAGTCTCCTTCGAGACTTCAGTAACCGCTTCAAGGACTTCACTGCCCTCGGCTCCAAAGACCAGCAAGCGGTCACGCGGATGCTCTATGAAATACAGGCTGATCGTGTGAATAATCCGGGGGCCAAGGCCATTCCCGATAAAGACGGCAACATCACCTATAATGGGACGACCCTTACACCGGAGCAGTCCAAGGGCTACCAGTCTGCGGTGGACATGACCCAGCGGGCCCTGCAGGAAATGAAGACTGTGCAGTTAACGAAGATGGGCCTCGACCCCAAGCTTGACTCCACCACTATCGCCGCCGATCCGACCTTCCAGGGCATGGGGAAGAATCAGCAGAAGCAGGCCTTGACTTTCCTGAGTTCCTGGGAGGCCATGAGCCAAGGCCACTACTTCCCGGTGATGCGTTTCGGCAAGACCTGGGAAATTGTCGGCAAGGACATTAGCGGCGACACCGTATATCGGCAGCAGCTTGATCATGTCCCTACGGTTGCCGAGCAGAAGAAGTTCATCGATGCGGCCCGGGCCCAGCATGGCTTCGGCCCCGAGGTTACGTTCACCACAGACAAGATGGCCCCCTTCCGCGACCCTGAGGGTGTGGGCGTCCCTGAACTTATGTCCCTTGATCGAATGGTCCAGGCCCTTGGCAACGTTTCCCACAATGAATGGAATAACATTTTTGAGCAGGCCCTTAATAAATTAAGGGGTGAAGGGCCCGGCTCCCATTTTCTCCAGCGTAAGATGATCCCAGGGTTCGACGCAGATGACGGACTAAAGGTGGGCGCGAACTATATTCTTGGGATGTCCCGCCTCCTCTCCAATATGCTGCACGCTGACAACATCCACGCAGAAGTTAACTCCGTCGATCTTCGGCAGCCCAAGTTGAAGGCCACCCTCGACACCCATGTCACCCACGCTCTCAACCCCGTGGAGCAGCTTTCCGGCATCAAGTCCCTCCTGGCCCTTCGCGACATTGGCTTCTCCCTGCCCGTGGCCTATAAGCACACCCTGAACGTTCCGATCCGGACCTTTCCGCTCTTCATGTCCTATGGGGTCAACCCCCTGAAGATCGGGGCACATATGGCCCAGGGCCTCGCGGATGCCGTGGCTTTCCAGATGGGCAGAATGGACCGGACTAATCCTCTATATAAAATCCTGGAAGAGGGCTCGGCGAAGGGCTTCCTCGGGAGCCGCTGGACCGATGACCTTTACGCTCAATCCAACACCGGGATCAAGGCCACACCCCTACAACGTACATATGCGGGGGCCCTCAATGCCGCGGGCGTCTTTGTCCGCGAGGCTGAGAAGCTGGGCCGCATGTCCACCTATTTGGCCGGGCGCTCTATGTTCTCCGACCCCGCAGTTCAGAAAGCCGTCCTTGACGCGGCTAAGAAGGACCCGGTCCTCCAGCAGCTAATACAGAGCCGGGGCTTCACCCCTGACATGTTTGCCGAACACATGGCCCGCGAGAGCTTCTTCGACTACGGGCGGGCCAACACCCCCATCATCATGCAGGGCGCGGTCCCGGGCCTTATCGGCATGTTTAACAAAGTTCAGACCAATTATCTGGGCTCCATGTACACCCTTGCAGTTCTGAGTGCCCGGGGCAATAAGCAAGCCGCCGCCAACTTAGGGATGATGCTCCTGGCCGGGGGCTTGATCAACGGAGTTTGGGGGGCGGTCCCGTCAGGCCATCTCTTTGTGGAACTTGGGGACAAGATTGCCGATCTTGCTGGGGTGCCTCATGCCGATATCGAGCGCCACATGCAGGAGATGCTGGCCCATGCGGGGATGAGCCACGAGTGGATCGACCGCCTGAACCGGGGCGAAATGAATGACCTCGCGGGCTTCGATCTCCACACCCGAAGCGGGCTCGAACTGCCCTATACCTCCATGCTCAGCGCGGTCCTCTCCTTGGGCGGGGCCAAACCCTCCGATATGCTCGGGGCCTCTGGGTCGGGCCTCCAATCCATCGTCCAGGGCATTTTTGCCACCCTCTCGGGGAATCCGAACTGGCGCTCCATGGTCCTCCAGTCCATCGCCCCCATCTCGGCTCAGCGCGCCTATCAGTGGTTGTGGGATATTCCCCAGAACGGGCTAAAGTCCCAGTCTGGCCGCACCATCCTCACCCCTGAGGAAATCAAGAACGGGTCTCCAGAGTGGGGCCTCAAACCCATAACCACGGCGCAGCGGATAGCGGGGGCCTTCGGCTTCACACCCTCAGGAGTTGCAGAATATCAGAACCGGATCGCCCAAGTTGCGAAGGAAAGCGCCCGCCTAGACACCGTGGTTCAGCCCTTTATCGGCAGGGGCATCGAGGCCGTTAATGGCGTAGCGAGCCCCGATATCGCAGTCCGGACCCAGTCCCAGAAGGACTTACAGGCTGTGCTTAAAGAGTTCAAACAGTATAATAAAACCGCCGCCCCCGAAGACCGGATCATGCCCAATATGTTGATTAAGGGAATCATATCTGGTATAATGCAGGAGAAAAATCCCCAAGAGGCCAAGATCAAAGGGGTGCCGCTTGTCGGAAAGGAAAAGGCCATGCAGATTTTGAAGGGGTTAAATTGGTGATGGCTCGTGAGTATGTTGGCTTCGGTGAGGAGCTTGAGGCCCAGGACTTGGCGGCTCACGTTACCCTTTGTGCGGTGCGTTATAAAGAATTAAGGACTAAGTTGTCATTTCTCGAAAAAATGCTGTGGATTCTGGCCCTCCTAATTCTTGTATCAGGGGACCTTCCGGAAAATCTCGGCAAGATTATGAGTTTCCCCCTTTCCCTTTTCTAATTGACAATCCGGCCCCGCCGGTATATGATACATCTGTTTGTATCCTGCCAGGAGATGACCCATGGCCGACGTGATTGATTTCCAAAAAAGAGGAACCAAAACCTCCAAAGAGGCGGAGGCTAAGCCTCAAGAAGTTATAGATCAGGATCAGGCCATCGTCAAGGCATATATGCAGCGCGAACTCCAGAAGATAGTGGATAGCGTAACGGGCGATCCGCAGCAAAGCTTCTCGGTCCTCGTCATGAATGGCAACAACGTCACCCCCTACCGCTACGGAATGATCCGGGCCGGGGTCTACGTCAATGCTCTCAATGACGAACTCTTCGAGATGAATTTCCTGAAGTATCAAGCCCGGGAGGCCCTCTCCCAAAACAGCTACACCGACTACATCCCGGAGAACGACGAATGACATCCCTCGGACGCCCGCGTCGAGTTCTGGGAATTGGCGACCTTCACGCTGACCCCCGCCAATCCGAATATCAGAAAGACCGTTACGATTGGATCGGGCAGCACCTCGCCCAAGGGGATTTCGATGATGTGGTGTTCATCGGGGATTTCCTTACTATGGACTCCCTCAATTCCCACGATAAGGACGATACCCTCAAGGGCAGGCTGAAGCCCAGCTTCGAGGAAGACATGTCTGATGGGAGAGCGACCGCCCACCGGCTCCTCTCGCCGTTTAAACAGCGTATCGACAAGGCCCGCCGACTACACCTTGCGCGCCCCAAAATCCCCCACATCCATGCCGTCATGGGAAATCATGATTGGGCCCGGGCCACTCGCTACGAGAACGACCACCCGCCGATGAAGAACCAACTCCTACCACAGATCATCGATCTCTTCAAGGGCTGCAACATCATCCCCTACAAAGAGTATCTCAACCTGGACGGGGTGCTTTTCACCCATGTACCTATGTCTGCAATGGGCCAGCCTATCGGCGGGGCCAACGTCTCCCAGGCCATCGCGCTCCATTCCAATGTCGATGTTGTCCACGGCCACGACCACAAGTTCCAAGTCATCAACCGGGCCAAGATCGGCGGCGACCGGGTCACCGTTATCGACTTAAGCTGCGCGCTTCCGGAGGGCCACGTCGAGGACTATGCCAAGCACAGTATGAACGCCTGGAGCTACGGCATAACAGAGCTTGACATTATCGACAAACATGTATACCTTAGCCGCTACATCACCATGCGCCAACTGGAGCATATGTACGCCATCTAATCTACGGAGTATTTATGGAATTCGAATCATTCGGCAAAATCCCACGCCTCTCCCGAGAAATCATAATCACAGAGAAAATCGACGGTACCAATGCTCAAATTGCAATCAATGATGATGGTACAGTTCAGGCTGGCTCGCGTACTCGCTGGATTACACCAGAAGCTGACAACTTTGGTTTTGCGGCGTGGGTCAAAGAGAACGAAGAGGAGCTACGACTACTGGGCCCCGGACGACACTTTGGTGAGTGGTGGGGACGGGGAATACAACGCGGCTATGGCCTCAATGAGCGCCGCTTTAGCCTCTTCAATAGTAGTCGTTGGTCACTAGAGCGGCCCGCGTGCTGTAATGTTGTTCCCGTTTTGTACCAAGGCCCTTGGAGTGAACTGGAAATCAATGACTGCTTGAACTGTCTAAACCAGTATGGCAGCGCCGCCTCCAGGGGTTTTATGAATCCGGAGGGCATCGTCCTATTCCATACCAAAAGTCGCCAGATGTACAAGAAGACCCTGGTTGGCGACGATTCATTCAAAGGAGAACTCTGATGCTAGATGATGTAATTATTCCAAAAGGCCAAATTTTTGCAGTTCCGGCACGTTCACCCGGTAAACGAAATGCCGTATCTAATCTTGGTAAAAAAGGACTGCGGGCATACCGAGTACGGCCCATGGCCCTTTCCCGTGAGGAGCTTGTCCTTCTAAAGGCCAAATACCCGGGGGCCACCTATCGCCCACATCAGGGCACCCAGGAGATCAACCGGAGGCTCCTTCGGCTGGAGGCAGCGCAATGAGAATCAAAGTCCTATCTGACCTTCACCTGGAGGGTGCGGATTTCGATCCCATCAACAACGGGGCCGACGTCCTAATTCTCTCAGGCGATATCTGCGTCATCGATAAAATTGACAGATTTATTCCGTTCTTTGAGAAGGTGTCGCAGCGTTTTCCCTTGACTTTCTACGTTCCGGGAAACCATGAATACTACAAGGGGGCTATTGACACCAGCCTTGATAAGCTGTGCCTCGCCCTCTGTGAGTTCGATAATATAGCCCTCTTAGAAAATGGGGGCTGGATGTTTGGTAAAGTCCACTTCCAGGGCGGCACCCTTTGGACCGACCTTAACGGCAATGACCCCATCACCGAAGATGTTCTCCGACATGGTATGAATGATTATCGGCTTATCCGTGTGGCCAAAGACGATTACAGGGCCCTCACGCCGCAGGACACCCGCAAAATCCACCTAGCCACCCTCAACGAGCTAGACAGGGAATTCTATAAGGGCATCCCCACAGTGATGGTAACCCACCATGCCCCGAGTTTCAAAAGCGTCGACCCCGATTTTGCCGACGACTATTTCACGAACGGGGGCTACGCCTCAAACCTGGAACAGTTCATCCTTGCTCATCCGGAGATCAGGCTCTGGACCCATGGACACATGCACGCATCGTCAGACTATATGATTGGAAACTGCCGCGTCGTGGCCAATCCCCGGGGGTATATGCGTAGCGGCAACGGCGGGCTCCCCGAGAACCGGAACTTCGACCCCAATCATCTGATTGAACTAGACATCCCGTAAGAACCACGTATGAAGGTATTCGGTCCCGGCCTCAAGCCAATGATCCACAAACCGGGGCCGGGTCCCAAACAATAAATTCCGCGTAACCTGCAATCTATGAACGCGGCGGTCGGGCCAAATGGCCACACACAACGGTTCATACACATTGCGGAGCTTCTTCTCCACTTCTTTCTTATACGATAGCTTAATCTCAATGATCCACAGGTCCTCTGGACCCACAATCACAATGTCCGGGGAGGCCCAGCTAGGCTTGTTCTCCCAGAAGGCAATCCACGGATTACTATGAATCTCAAAGCCCTCAAACTCCGGATCACTGAGAATCTCGGCGGTGAGCTTTGCCTGAACCTTCCGCTCGTACGCCAACCCCGCCCGCTGGGCCGCGCTCAACCCCCGGGGCTTGGGCATCGGGGACTCGTCCAGCAGGACTATATTCTTAGGGTCCTTTAACACGGGCCGCCTGCGACCCCCACGGCGTTTGGCTTTAACTCCAGTCAGCTTACTGCGGTGCGGGCCTGACGGTTTAGTAATCACGACTCAGCCGTTGATCTCAAGCCACGCCAACTCGGAGGCCACCAATAGGCGGATGCTGCCCTCACCCTGCTCAAGCGTAATGATCCCGTCAGGCTTCCTCAGTTCTGAGGCGCAAATGCGGGACCAAGCGTCGGAATCTTTGTCAGACACAACCTGAACATCTTCAACGTCCATGGGGTCGGTCTTGAATGCATAGCTGAAATTCAGATTCACGGGATGTCTCCATTGAAGTAAACTTCAATTAAGATACCCCGAAACCCTTAACCTGTCAACCTTCCTGTGCCCCCAAATGGGCAAGAATTACCCCCTCCACCGCATCAGGGGAAATGAGTTCCTGACACATAGCCCACGCCCCATCCGGACTCTTATTGCACCACGTCCAATCGAAATGAATCCTATGGCACGGATAGCACCCCAGGCCCCTGGCAGCAAAGCTCGCCGTATTGGGCCACCCCTTCGTCAGGTTCTCCACCGTTGAATGGCTCAGGAGGGCCACCTTGAACACCTGCTCATTATAGCTCACAGCATTCAAAAGGGCGGTCTCCGGGGCAATGACTACGTCACACTCATTAGCCAGGGACATAGCTTCCCGAATGTTAGTCCGGTCAACCATATTGAGGAATCGATCCTCGGCCCCCGCCTCGACGAAGCGCCCGACACTCGTGAACAAATGATCCGCCGCATCCTTAGCCCCGGCCCCTTCCCCGAAAATCACAAACCTAGCCTCAGGAATCTTATGCATCAGCCTGACGACCAGCGCGGGCATGTGGGGCCAGAACTTATTCACAGAACTACCGTGTATTACAATCCCGAAGATCGGCCCCGGGCCCAAGGGCTCCAGCAAACCCTGTGCCCATTGCCGCTCGTCCTCAGAAGCATGGAACAGCACAGGCCCCGGCTCGACCCCGGCAATGAACCCCAGCCACTCCACATAGTTCCCGGCAGCAAGCTGCCTACGGACAGAATCGGGGTGCTTATGGCTCACACAAGCCGGAGGGAACAGCAGCCGAGTCTCAGCCTCATAGTTCAGATGAACGGCCTCGGGCCACCGCACATTGACCCAGTCCATGAAGTCCCACATCATCTCAGGCTTAAGTTGGCCCTCGGTCCACACCACGGTCCCCTCAACATTAGGATCGTGCAGGGTCACCTCATATCCCTTGTCATTGGTCATATAGATCAGCGGGCTCCAACCCCCCTGATGCGGATTCTTCTTGAGTTTCAAGGCCGGGAACAGACTCGATGACCATAGATGATCCCCGAAGGCCCCGAGCCGCACGACCACAATCTCTCCGGGGCGCGGAATCCGGGGCACATACTTAGGGTTCTTCCCGATGGCCCAAAGCTCCCAAACAAACGGCCCCCGCCGAAACTGCCCCACAAACATCGTGGCCTCTTCCGACCCCTCGAATTTCAGAATCGCATCGATATCGGGGTGGGCCTTCCACTCCGGGGGAGCCCCAAAATGCCCGGGCTTCGGACTATACTCAGGATCGGGGACCGCCAGAATTAGCCAGCCGCCCTCAGCAATCCGATCCCAATACTGCCCCGCAAGCTCAACCGGATCATCTGCGAAATGTAGCGTATCGGAAAAGATATAGTCCAGGCCCCTCATCTCTGGTTGGTCGCTCAGGTTTAAATTACAGATAGTTTCCGTAAGATAATCCCCCTGGAGATTCTGGAAGGGCCCCACCTTCCTGGACTCGGCCCGGGCCTTATCTCCATTGGTAACCTCAAGCCCCACACCCCTCATAAACATCAGGAGGTCGAATCGGTTCATCATCGGAATAACTGTGTTATCAATCATATTTATATTCCCATGTGTTATCAATTTGTATTCCTACGCATGAATGCATATAATAATAGGTCCACATCCTACGATAACTGGGCTTCCAAAACATCCAAATCGGGGTCTCCTTCCAGTGTCCGACTGTATTCATGGACTCATAGGGAGCTAAGTTTTCTGGATTTTTATAATCAGGCATCTAAAACCTCACACTGTGTTTGTATATGGGCACATTCTATAACTTAATCTTCCTGACTGTGCCATCCTAAGGGCACCTAGGCCCAACTCCACGTAACATAGCGGCCAAGCTCCTGCACATATCCCGCCGAAGTTCCGAACTTCTTGGCGATCACCTTAGCACTTTCGCCCCGCGAATACAACTCCCGAATCTCTGCCACCTGTTCCTTGGTGAACTTCCTCAGGTCCTTCAGATTTTCGAGGGTGCCCCAGGATGTCACATCCCAATGCCCGGGATTCACACACCCCTTATTGCCGCAACAATTTTTCAAGGGTTGGCTCTCCATCAGATCAATGCCCTGAAGTTTCCAGGACACCCGGTGCGCTGGCTGAACCCTACCCTCATATCTGAAAAATCCAAACCCGCTGGAGTGTGTCGACCCGTGCCATGGCCAACAAGCCTCGACATCCGCAGGTACCGTCACGTACTTGGAAAACCGATCCATCGGACTGATCACTGCGCCTTCCACTTCTTAAGGCCTTCTGCGTTGGTCGCGCTCTGCTCAGCCCAGTTCATTCCCACCTTGGCATCCACGGGCAATCGCATCGTCCGGCCATTCACTTGAATTGGATTTACGAGACGCTCCAGTATTTCAGGCATAATTTTATCAACCATATTAATCGGGATTGACCCATATACGGCATCATGAACCTGAGCCTGGGGCCTGCAAAATTCATGAGGAATGTTATCCCACACGTCTAGAATACCCACATTAATGTCCGCCGAGATCATGGCCTGAGGCTTGAAGGCAATAGCCTTCTGTTGCGTTGATCCGTCTGAGGTCTGGTTTTAGAAGTGCCGCCGCTGCCCTAAGGGGGTGACTAGTTCATTGGTAAGCATCAGTTCCTTGATCGTATCCTCTTGCCAC